AGGCTTCTCGTCTCGCTTATCAGTCGAGGCCGAGGGACTCCAAGAACGCACATATGCGTGGAGGCACTCCACCTGATTTATATAGTACATTATTTTTTATACTGTTATTTGTACGATTTTTCTCTACTTAGGTAAGTAAGCGGAGAAGCTTTGCCATCTCGCTAGAGATCTCGGACTGGTTGTAAAGGTCGCTGCCAGAGATGAACTTTTTTAAGCCCTCTGTGGCTATATCGGCATCTTCCTGCCCGATCTTATCCTCCACACGCTTAACCATGTCTTTCATAAGATCTTTCAAGGCTGGAGGCATATCTGAGTAACGGATCTTTTGAGACTCTTCACCGAAGGCGAAAGGAAGGTTTGCAATGACCTTTCCAAGCTCACCAGCGCTTAAGCGAACGTTCTCCAAAGCTTCAGCATTTAGCGCTCCAGTGTCCAAACGATCAATAATCTCGAGTAGTTCAGCTGCAGCTTTAGATGCTCCAGCGTAGTCTCCAGTATTGTCAAAGTTTTCAGCCTCTTCAATCTTGTCTAGAACTCGGTCCAAACCAGAGGTTCCAAGGTTTTGCTTGATACGGGCTAATACTTGACGGAATTTTCCTGATGCATCTCGAGGCTGTGTTTCTGGGGTGTATTTAGCACGATCCTCTTCAGACTGCTTTTCTGCTGCCTTACGAGACTTGGCTTCCTGCTTTAAAACCTCAATTTCTTCTTCTGTTAAACCTTCTAAATCTTCTTCAGCAACAATATCTTCAGCAAATTCTTTTGCAGAAAAAACTGCTTCTAAATTGTCTGTAATTTCTTTAATAGAAAGTGGTTTTGAAGGGTCTGTAACTAAAGCTGCTGCAACCTGAGCACGGGCCTTGAATGTGGCAACGATATCGTCTAGGTCTGAGGCAGCACCTTTCCATGCGTCTGGAATTAAATCTTGTCTATTAAGCCCGATGGCTCTCTTCATAATGTGACGCTTCACTCTGCCACGGTAGCCTGGCTTAGAACGGCCATAGGCACGGACAGCATTTTTTAAATCCTGTTCGTTACGGATTGGGTAAGAACCGTCTGGAAGAGCCTTACCTTCTTCAGCAAGTCTCATACGAACTCGGCGAGAAATAACAGCTAGTTCTGCCTCTGGATTTTCGTCAAAAGTTTGATTCATATAGTCAAAATCTGAATCTGCATCAGCTTTTACTTGTGCAACTTTTGCAGCAATAAGTGCTTTTTGAGCTTTTAGTTGCTCGTTTTGGAAGTCTTGAATACGAGCACGAGCAGCGTTTGCCGAAGCAACCAAAGCTTCTTTCTGTGGCTTCTCCAATTCTTCAATTCTCTTTTGCATTTCTGATAGAGGGTCTGACTTCAACTGTGCAAGTACTTGAGCACCTGCCGCAACAAGAGCCATTACAGAACCTGAAGCAACACGAGCACGAGCAATTGGGAATCCTGGAACGTTTACCTGACATACAGCAACAAGTTCTAGAGAGTTCTTGATTGGTCTCCAGTCACCAGATGGTGCTGATGCACGAAGTGCACGGATTTGCTCTGGAGTAGAACCTGGCCGAACTGATCCAGCAACCCAGATACCAAAGGCATCTTCTCCAGCATGTACATCTGCAATAGCAGAAGCTGTATCGTCATAATGACGAACTGCTTCAGAAGCAGATGCTTCCAACGATGCGTGTCCCCCCGCAAGAGTTAACTGCCCTACGGGCACATCACTACCGTCTTCTGTACGAACTACACCTGTGTGGAAATATGCATAACCACTTCTACTTCTTGGAGGCTTGGTTCCCATGCTCATGCCAATATGATCGACATGCCAAGCTGCAATGTGTCCATAAACACGGCCATCATCATCCACAGTAAGAGGAGTTGGTCCACTTAGCTTTGGATTGTTAAACCACTCTGTTGGCGGTGTCACTGGAATTGCTCCAGCAATCATTCCGCAAGCAACAAGCGCCGAAGCATCGAGAGGATTTACTCCTTCGACATATACGCCGTCAGGGATGTTCACTTCTTCCTCTTCTCCGCCGAGCTCATCGGCGAGTTGAATTGAGCATTCTTGGAAAGCTGGCTTCGGCACCAAAGTCACAGCCATCTCATCGGCGAGTTGAATTGAGCATTCTTGGAAAGCTGGCTTCGGCACCAAAGTCACAGCCATGACTCGTGCTTTCTTGATCTTTATTTTACCGCTTTCTATCTTGGTGTCAGAGCCTTCTTTAGCCTCTTTAACCTCTTCGTCTGCCTCAAATTGATCGAGATCAGCCGAAACTCCACGAATAAAGCCACCGCGTACTAAACGCTCAGCTTCCTGTCCATAAGCACCTTTATCGAAATAGCCTTTAGCATTACCAATACCATCTTCAGTGCGTTCCATAGAAACAATCTTGCCAACTACAACAGAACCATTATGTCCTTCGCCTGTTTGTATTTGCCATAGAAGAGGAAGTGGAAGTTCTCTCATGCTGAGAGCACCTTTATCCATAACTCTTCCGTCACCAGATTCAACACCCTCTGGGATAACTAGAGGAATATAAAACTCAGATCCGTACTCTTCTTCCATAGAACCGCCAGCAGTCATAACTCTTGCACGAGCATCTGCTGCTTTTGCACGAAGCACAAAACTGCTCAAAAGTTCATCATAATCACGCAAAGTATTTACAGTAAATGATGACATCTCTTGATTTTTCTTATCTCCTGGCCAGTAGCCATTTGCTTCCTTATGACGAAGGGCGCAATAACCCTTGGCACGAGGACCCATGTACTTAGCTAGTTGACGATAGCAACGAGTCCAATCTCCTGGAGTTCTCCAGCGAATCTTGGCTGCACCTTTGCCATATAGCCAGTAGCGGCGAAGCTTCTCTGCCTGACCACGATTTCTATCAAGTCCTCCAGCTGCAGTAATTGGTTTGTCATCTACTTGAGATAAAACATCTATTAAAGTAGCGTCATCTAAAACAACTACTGGTGGTGGGGTAACACTACGAAGATCCATCAACATTTGAGGATCTGCAATCCACTTTCCATCTTTTCTTATAAATGCCGCTGGCTGATTACTCTTATCACTAGCTGGCACTAAAGCAACTAAATCCATAACTGCTTGTGGGTCATCTGGTGAAACTACTGCCATATGAAGAACAGGGACATCCGATGTTTTTGGTGTCATATCGTTTGGTATAGCTGATGCTTTTAGAGGTTGACCGTATTTGTCTAACTTAGGAGATTTAATACCTCTTGGCTCTACAAACTTTTCTGTCTTTTTAGGGTCTACAAAAGGATTATATTTACGACGAGACTCTGGACCAGCTTCAAGCCACTTCTTTAATTCTGGAATGTTGTAAGCATTAACTTCTTTATCCCAGTCTGTAAACTTTTCTGGATAGTATTTATATAAAGGACTATCTTTAGAAACTTCTTTTTCAACATTCTGTGGCTGTTGAGGAACTCTGCTAGGTACTGAATCTGCTCTAGAAGTTTTTATTTGAGTAGTAGGTGTAGCTTCTGGTGAAAGTCTTTGTTCTGATACCCATTGAGGATAGTTTGTCAGCATTAACTGAAGATTTGCTGCGTTTAGTGGTGGAAGAGTTCCAGGCATACGAATTGGAGAATCCATAGGAGTTCGAGGCTCACCAAGAATTCCTGAAGTATCTAATTCACCTTCAGCAACCATAGTTGGCATCGGTGTGTAGCTTTCTAAAGGCTCTGTCATAGAAGCAGAAACATTAATTACACTTCCGTTATCAAGTTCTACACCAACAGTTTTAGTTACTGGATCAATTGAGCGAATGTTTCCTTGATATTGTGGACGACCACCAATAATTACACGGCCACCCATTTTGGCAAACTTTCCTGATTTATCACGAAGTTGCTTAGACACATTTTCTGAACGCTCTTCTGGAGTGTAGACACCATCACCTACAGCTGCAGTAAGGCTGTCATCCATGAAATCCCAATCTCCAGACATTTCATCTGGAAGAGCCATTTCATCAAGAAGTTCCCCATCAATTTCTTGAGATGCATCTAGATACATTTTTGACTCTTCTGGGTATAGTTTTTCTACCTTTTGAGCAATAAATGGTTCGTTGGCCATCATCCCAAACATAAATGTGACCTTCTGGTTCAATTCTGTAAAGACGGTCAATACCTGAACCATCTAGACGAACACGAGCATAAAATTCAATTACATTATCTTCAGGCATTGTTCTTGAATGCATGAAAGAGTCATAGTTGATGCGCTTTGGCATCTCGTATTCCATTGGATCTAATCCACCAGCAGTAATCGAATTTGATTTTGCTTTTTTGTTTTCACGATTAACAATGGCAGTTGCCCAAGACTTGGCGGCATCTCCACCCCAAAGAGCCCATGCAATGCGACCATTGCTTGGATACTCCTTAACTCCTGGCTTATAGCCTTTACCCTTTTTATCTACTTCATGGCGTGGGAAATACTTTGCGATATGACGAATCTTGCGAATACCAATTTGACCTCCGCGAGCAAGAGTGCGGGCGGTATTAAGACCTACAGATGTTCCACCGCGGTCTTCTTCTTTACGCCACTCAAGACCACGCTTTGCTTCTGCAACTACGGAGTCTGGAATTGTGTACATACGATCTGAGTTTGAAAAAACTTTAATATCTAAATCTGTAAGAGCTGCTGCTGCAAGTTCTACGGCAACCCCAGTTGGTCGGTCATCATCTGAAGGGTCCCATTTAGCAGATGCAATAAGTGGTTCCTTGATATCTACAGAGAGAACTAGATTCTTATCTTCGTCAACGATTGTTCCAAGAGTATCGTTTACATAGAGGATTTGTGAACCATTGCGACCAATGTATTCCATTATTTCTTCTCCTCCGCTATTACATACTCGATTCTATATTTTTCTATATCTTTATATGTAAGTTTTTTGTTAGTTGATTTTGCATTTGCATACATGTCTCTTACTGTTTTGTAGTTTGATCTTTCTACATCAATAAGAGTCAGTCCTTCAAGGCTTTTATCTCCAGCGGCAATTGGATACCATCTATTTTCGATAAGAGTAAAAAATCCATAGTCTTCGCTGTAGTAAACAAGTTGTTTGACTACATCTTCGTACTGCTTATATGCAATAGCCATTCCTTCTGTAGGCTCGGCTGAAACCATTACAGTTTTCATCGATCCTCCTTCGGAATTTCGTCAACCATTTCTGAGTCCTCAACATCATCTGTTGCAGGATCGATAAAGGCGATATCCATTATCTTCCTATAGGCATCAGTCATGAGATTGATGTAGTTTTCTTTATCTGACTTAGCCATTATACATTCTCCTTAGAGTCTTCTTCTGGAAGACCGGGGAATGACTTTTTGTCATCAGAGAGTGCAACAGGGACAAAATCGTCGCTATCTTCATCTATTAATGGCACCTGTATCTCCTTCCGCCACTGGGGCTACTGATCTTAGTAGATTTGCTTCTTTATTGAAACCCTCACCATCTAAAAGAGCCAAGAAGGTAGAATACCAATTCAAGTTATGCCCCCCAGGCTTTCCATTCTTCCAACTACCCTCCATAAGGTGAGCAATTTCGTGTAGAAGTGCGACCTTTTTGATCCCACGGCTACGAACTAAGACTAAAGGAAAGTCTATCTCTTTTAGAGGATTATCTGCTGGCATCTGTGATCTATTAGCAAGACCTACAGCTGCTTCTAAAAATCCTTCTTTAGTAATTGGTCCGAGAGTAGAGTCTGAAATCTTCTTATTAGCAAGAGCAAAGAATTTCTTTCCGTAACCATACTTCTCTAAAGTGTCAGCAATGTATTTATCAATCTCTGCACGATCAGTCATATATTCGCCATCAGCTAGTAGACGACTTGCATAAATCCCATGAATGTTTTCAAGACCTTGATTATCTTCTCCACGCTCACCAGAGTCTTCAAAAGTTACATCATCCCAAAGATCCCACTCTTCACCAGTTTCTGGGTCTTTGTACTTTTTTACTTCTATAGAAGTATCTCTATTTTTTGCAATATTAGCTTGAGTAATCTCTTCGCCAGTCTGGCCTTCAGTTCCAACATTAGGTTGTGGAGCTTCTTCAGTAGCTGGTTTCTCTTCAGCTATTTCCTCGCCAGTCTTACCTTCACTACCAACGCCTTCGCCTACTGGCTTCTCTGTGCTTTCTTCGTCATCTTTTCTGCCCATCATATAGTTGACGGCATCTTGTGCCATCTTTGCGGCAACGATGATCATAGACTTATCGTCCTTAAGAGGCTTGAGCCAACTGTCTGCGTAAGCTGCAACATTGCCCCAGTCAATTTCTACGCCAAGCTCAGATGCAGCCGTAGTTATCTTGAAGATCCTTGCGCTTTCCTTCTTTACCTAGTCTATCTTTGTGACCAGTGCTGTGTGCAAGCTCGTGAATCAAAGTTTCAAAAATATCTTTTGGATCTGTGAACTGCTCTCTTAGAGGCATGTAAATCTTGTCTTCAGAAGGTGTGTAATACGCACCGTCTTGAGCTCTATAAGTAATCTCTGGCTTATCTGTATAAGCATCTAGAACTATCTGCTCAGCTTCGCTTACTGGAACAGGATCTCTAGTAACTAGTGGAGGCAAGTTGATATTTTCAGCTTGCTCGACATTGAAGATTGGTATGAATTTAGGTGGTGTCCAATAGAACTGCTTTTCAACAGTACCGTCAGGCTGAGTTACATCTCTAAATCTTGGAGTCCAGTGGATAATGAAGGTTGCTTTTTCACCCTTCTTAATATTTCCACCAAGCTTTTCTGCTTGCTTGTAAGTTAACCAGCGGTTGTCGGTCCAATTGTTCTTTGTTGCAGCAGCCCAGAGGGTGAGAATGTTTGTTCCACGGTATGGCTTACCTGTGCTTACGCTAGTTGGTAAGAACCCTCCACCAGTCCAAGGCTTACGCCAAGGAGGTGTGCCCTTTTCAATCATCTCGATAATCGCATCAGCAATTGCTTCTGTCTTCTCATCAAGTTTGCGAGCAGTCTTTTCATCAGACTTTACAGCTTCTTCAGCTGTTACTGGGTCTATATCTTTTCCGACCTTCATTCCAAGAATAGCTTCAACTGGTTCCAAGTTTGAAGATTCATCTGCTTCTGAAGTTACATCTGTAATCCAAGCAAGAGAACCAAGCTCTACAGCTTCCTCAGCGCGAGTTACTGCAACATAGGAAAGACGCATTTCTTCTGGAGCTGGAAGCTTCATCTGACCGTCTTCTTCACTGAGTTCTGGACCCTTGAAGTCGTCAAATATTCTTACACGCTTCCACTGCTTACCTTTTGCTTTGTGAGCAGTGATAATTTCTACTTCGATTGGCTTCTCTGGCTTGTAGCCACTTGCAGCTCTTTTAATCTTGTTAAATAGAGGTAGAAGTTCTTCCTTGTTATCAAGTTTCTTTGAATATGTGTATTTCTCGGGATTGTATTCAAACCCTGCTCCTCTAAGGAGAGTAGAGAAATCTCCACCATTTGAAATGGTCATCGTGCCGTTCTCTACAGAGTACTCAACATTTACAGGGAACTGTCTTCCACCTTTACTAATAGTTTTATATCCAAGAACTCCCTTAGATCCATCCTTAAGATCATCAAGTGTTATAGGAACATAAGGAGCAGTTGGCTCTGGCTTATTGGTAATCTTCTCAATTCGTGAAAGAACATCCTTTATGTCTTGAGGAGACTTATCTCTCAAGATATTAACCATGTATGCTGCAGATCCTAGAGATTCTCCCTTTTGTACAGCGGAGATTACTTCTGCCCATGTGTTAAAGCTAGCTAGATCCTTATGAGGTCTTCTTGCTCCTGGAGATATTCCACCAGCACGACCTGCACGCATTAACCATTCGATGTCTTTGATAAGAGATTCATAATCGTTAAATGTCTTCTCATCAATACCGACAACTTTATTCTTTTCTAGCATTTCAAGCATTGCTGAAATACCGCCACCATTTGTTCTAGTGATAATTACTGTTGGATCTTCCATGACATCAAGGACTTCTCCGTCTTTGCCTGGTAGACCTTTAACACGGTACTTAGAATCTAGTTTGGTTAGGAATCTGTTAGCGATACCTGCAATTTTTTCACCGAAGCGGAAAGTTTCTGTAATAGGCAAGTCATAATCTGCTACTACATTGTCTAGCTCGTCGATAGCACCACGGAAACCATAGATTGCTTGGTTGCTATCGCCAACATAAATAACTTGAACATCTTTTTGATCACGCATGACTTTAGCCATAACAGGGTTAATATCCTGAGCTTCGTCATACATAACAACATTGACATCTCTTGTTACTGGCTTACCCTTGGCATCTGGACCAATGAGTCCCTTAGAGAAGTCTGGCTTAGATAGAGCCCATGCTTTTGTAAGGTCGCTAGGAGATGTGTAAAGCTTTCCTGTTGGGCTTGAAAGATCTTCCCACCACTTGTTTGCCCATTCAATAAAGACAGGAGGAACTTCGTCTAAATTCATTCCAGCAAAATGCTTTACTGTGACTTTGTCATCATCTGATGCTGTGAATTTATCAAGAGCATCTCTTAGGATCTTAGGAATGTCTCTTGTTGAAAGATTTTGCTCTGTTCCCTTTACCTTTACTGGTGTAGGAACTATTCCTAGGTGCTTAGAAATATCTGGTCCATTTAGAATAAAATCAGCTTTTCTTGATTTATCTCTCAGCGCTGAGTCAACATTCCAATAACCAATAGAATCAGCGGTTCTTGGATCTGTATTGTCTGGGAACTCTTTAGACGCTTCTACCTGAACAGACTTATTAAATACAATGTATGTAATCTTCTTATCTGGCTTCTCTGCCTTAATACGCTTTGCAGCAAGCTTTAGAGTAGAAGTTTTTCCAGTTCCAGCCAAAGCACGAACTACAACATTCTTTCCAGTCATTACCGCATCAATAACTGATCTTTGCTCAGATGTTGGGTTGATACTTGCAATTCTGCTGTAATCAAAAACATCTTCGTCTGTGCCAAGAGCACTTGGTGTTGGCTCTTCATCGTCTTCTTCTGGCATAACAGCCATAGCTTGTAAACCAGTTACAGGACTTGTATATGAATCTAGAGCGTTCTTTAGATCTATAGAGGTCGTATTCTTTTGATTCTCACCAACCCAAGTAATTGTTCCATCTGGTTTAATTGTTGCAAGATGTTCTTTTCTTAGGATGTACTCTGGAGTTGCTTTGAAAACAAGAATGTCGTCTGGGCTAGAGATATTCATCATCTCTGCATAGCTTGCAAGCTCTCTTCCATTTGGCTTATCAAAACCAAAGGTTACATTCATAGGTTCGCCAGTCTTAAGACTTGGCATAAAGCTCTCTGTAGAAATTTTAGCTGGAAGATTTGCCTTGATAGCAGAGACAGTTTCTGGAGATGTAGAAACAAAGTTTAATTCTTCAGCAAGCTTGTTACGCTCTGCTTCTTTATCTTTCCAAGTTTGTGCGAGCTCTTCAGGATTTGGAAGATTCTCTGGAGCATCTACTCCTTCAGGAACAGGCTTAGATTGAATGTTTTTAATTGTGTCTACAACATCTTGAACTGTCTTTGTAGATGTTTTATCGGCTGGTCGTAGGATATCACCAGCATTAATAACTCTTGGTGTGTAACCATCTGTTGCAGCATCAATAATTGACAAGCTGTCGCTTGCTACAGGACCCTTAGAGCCATCGTCATACTTAATCTTTACATAGTTTGTATAGCCAGCCTTGCCGTAAGTATCAAATAGATTTACTACACGGCCAGTCTTCTTGTTCTTGATGTTAAGAACTCTGTCTCCCTTAGCAAGCTGTACGCCTTGTTTGGTGAGGTGTTCTGAGGTCTTTTCTCTATCTGCACCAAGTACTTGCTCCTTGATGGTTTCATCAATGTTTGCACCCTTAACAGCTTCTTCAATAGTTGCTTCAGGCTTTGCACCAGATGTGATGTCATCAATAACATCTGCAACAACTGTCTTTACTTGGTCATCAGTTAATTCTTCGCCCTTTACTGGAGCTACAGGCTCAACGATGACTGGAGTTTCGTCTACAGGTTCTGGTTTAATAGAATCAACATTGATCTGAGCACTGCTCTTATCTCTGTTTCCATTAGGTCTAAAGATTCCGCCTTCAAGTCTTCCATTTAGATAGAAACCAGTTCCGCCATCTTCTCTATCTGAATCTCTATTCTCAAGAACTACGCCATCTTCAATATCTGCACGGAAGACCTTAATTGCATTTGCTGGATCTTTATCGTCATCGTCAAAAGCAACTACTTCTTGGTAGTTTCCATTCTTACCAACAATAAAGTCTCCAAGTTTTAGATCTTTGATCCTTGCGTTCTCTATAAATGTTGTGTTTTCTGGATCTTCTACCCAGTCTTTATTAATTACTTGGTCTGAGAATGCTGACTTGTAAACTTTAGGAGTTACTACAGTCTCTTCTCCATCGACAATTACAACCTTCTCGTCGCCAACAGCATTGATTTCTCCAACAGCTGCATCAACATCTGTAGTCTTACCAGAAAGCAATCTATCTGCCTGAATTGCGGCAATATCCTTGACTCTCTGATCACGGGACTTAATCCACTTGTCATATCCAGCGTCATACTTCTTGGTTGCTCCTGTTGTCTTAAAGTCTCCAGCTTGAACCTTAGACATAAGAGCGCGAAGGACTTTTTCTGTTACATCGATATCGAATGCTGCGTCGTGGAATCCACCTGGAGCATCTGTGGAAACTCCTAGACGCTCTGCGAGTGGCTTCAAAGAATTAGACGGTGCTATAAAGCGCTTTTTCTCTTCTGAGTAAACCCAGTCTCCACCATTTATAGTTACAACATCTCCATCAGCTGGATTCTCTGGGAATTCAACTGACTTTTGATCTTTAGCTTGTAAAATCTTAGCAATTGTTCTTGTGTCTACAGCTCCACCCATTGAGAAGTTTAGACCAAGCTTTTCTGCCCAGCGCTCAAGCAAGTTAATATCAAATGTGTTGTTCTGACCAACAAGAATTGGCTTTTCTCCAAAGAAATCGAGAAGCTTTTGTAGCTGCTCTTTGATTTCAGGCTGAGTAGCTAGCCACTCGTCTGTAATTGGATTGCCTTCAGAATCTCTTAAACGATCAGCTTTAAGAACTCTATTCCCAGCTTCATCTGTCTCGTAGTAATAAGTTGAAAGAGGTTCTCCCGGATTAATGAATAGATTTAATGTATCTACCTTTTCACCGTTTAGATATTTAGATGCTGCAACTTGAATAGGAGCATCTGGGTTAAGTGAGTTAGCTACATCTTTTCCGATTGTCTCGAAGTCAAAGACAATAAAGCCCTTTTCATCAAGAGCCTTCATAACTTCAGGTCCATCTCCAAGAGCAAGAAGCTCTTCAGCAGATCCATAGAACGCTGGAAGGTTTGGCTTAGACTCTAGAGGAGTAACTCCCTTAAAAGCATCTTCTGTTGGGAATACTGGTGAGTAACCCTTATCTGCTTCAGCAATTTTTTCTTTACGAGCCTTCTCGAGTTCTGCATAGTTTGGAAGAGTCTTATCTGGACGATCTAGAGGTTCTTTATCTCCAGCTGCAGGAAGGTTTGTCTCTCCACGAATTACTTCAATGTTAGTTCCAGAGCGCCATTCTTTAGTCTGTGTCTGGTGTCCAACATAATGTCCTTCAAGAGTTGTAGTTCCATCTCTATCGCTAACAACTTTAGTTACAACAAAGAATTCCTTAAGACCATCTTTGTCTCTTCTAAATGCAATGTCACCTTCTTTTACTTCAGATGCTGGAACACTGTCTGTATAGAGAGGATTATTAGGAGTTGTTGGAGAACCTGACTTTGATTCGTCATTTTCTGCAGTAACTTCTGGAGCTTGCCACAGTGCCTTACGACGAGCAAGTTCTTCGTCATACGCTTTGTAATCTTCTAAGAATTTATCTGCAAGAGCTTTGTCTTTTGGAGCCCAGAGTGTGCGGTCCTTGTATTTAACCTTTGTCTGGTTTGGATATGCAAAATCACCATAGTCTTCAGCTTTAGGCTGATTTAGCTCTGGAAGATCTCCCTTTGAAGGAGGAGTTGCTCCACGATAAACCTCTGGAGCGTAGTTGTCAGACCAAAGCTTGCTGGACTGTTGAACTTTTCCGTCAACTCTAACTGGCTTAGTTCCTTCTTGTTCTATTTTTGTAATAGTGAAGAAGTCATCAGCTTTTACATCGCCTGGCTGTAGTTGAGAAGTTCTTGATTTGATCTTCTTAACTAGAGAAGAGGCTGGAGTTGACTCTGCTACTGGAGCTGAAGCTTCTGAAGCTTCTACTAAATCAGCGGAACGAACAATATCTACTCTCTTACGATTAACATCAATATCAAGAGTTCCATTAGATGTTCTTACAAAATCCGATGTCCCATCTTCATATATGTAAGTATATTCTTCAATAGTTGCGTCTGCTTTTCCAGCTTTATCTGAAGGAACCTTACGCTTTTCACGCTCTAGTTTTACAATGCGTTTCCAAGTTCCATCTTCCTGCTTTACATAATCGCCTTCTCTTGGAATATGAAGTTTTACGCTATTAACTATTCCAGTTCCTGGTGCGTCTTTATCGTAGCCAGGAATTTCTTTAATTTCGTAACCATCTGCTGGATTAAGAGTTACTTTCTGTCTCCATGGGTTTCCACCAATAGGGCCAGTGGATTGATCCCAAGTCCCATCTTCTCTCTTTCTATATTCAATACCACGCCCGTCAGTAACACCCTTCTTGCCACGAATGTATTCTTCAATGAGGCTGTCCTCATATGCCTTGCGACGAGCTTTCTTTGCCTCTGCAATAATCTTTGCACGATCAGAAGCAATTCTGTCTGCTTCTATCTTTGCATCAATTTCATCGTAGTATAGGTTGAGCAAATCAATCATGTCTTCAGTTGAAAGATTGTTAAGGTCTTTTTCATATTTGGTCATAGCGTCTCTAATGAATGGAGACTCGTTCTTCTTAAATCCAGCGCCCCACTTAAACCACATCAACTTTGAGATCATGTCTTTGCGTGATCCAAAAGGCCCAACTGGGACCTTATCTTCTTTTCTTCCAAACAGCTTATCTAGAAGTATTTGAATAGTAGGTTTATATGCTTCATCATTAAATGCTTCTGACAAAGTCTCATCGGCTACTTGATTTTCTGGAGACTTGGTATCTTCTACTTGTTCACCAAGAACAATTGCGTCAATTGCTCGTGTTAATTTATCGTAGAGATCACGAAGAGCTTGTTTTTCTTCTGGCTTTACTTCATCTGAAAGATCAGCTTCATCAATGGCATCCTGAACAATACGGCGCTCATTAACAAGCTGCTTAAGTAAATCTTTTTTACTATTAGATAGTTCTTCTTCTTCTTCTTCTCTATTTTTTCTATCTTGCTCTCTAATAGCCTCAACTGCAGCGCGTTCATCTTCGTCTGTAGGGTAGAAATCTGATCCATCATAAGGCTTATCTTTTTCTGATGCTTTTATAGCCTTTGCAATAGCTTCTGCATCTCTTCCAGTACGAGTTGCTCTGTAATAATAAGATCTTAAAAATTCTTCTGCAGACATTCCTTCTGGAATTTTTCCTAAGAATTTTCCGTCTAATGTAAAGACATTATTATCTTGAACAACAATTTTTTGGTTTTCGTTTACTAAATCATTTTTACTACTTACATTTGTAGGACGCTTTGGGTCTAGCTTAGGCTCTTCTTCTTCTGGCTCTTCAACGCCTTCAGGACCTGTAGGTGGAGTTGTAGGAGGAACTATTGGAGTTTCAGCTTCTGCTGGCTTCTCTGGAGACGGAGCATCAAAATCAATTTCTTCTTGAGCTGGAGATTGAGTAGTTGCTGGACGAGGCTTTAGATCTATACCAAAACGATCACGAAGCTCTCTTGCCAAAGACTTAAACTCTTCATCTGTTTGCTGCTTTGAGTGAGCATAAACTGGAAGCTCTCTTCCATCTTTAGTTGTAACTTTTTCTGTAAACTCGAAACCGTTTTCTGCCAAAAAGTCTGCAACTTCTTTGTTAGATGTAAAAGGCTTGCCTTTTCCGTCTTTTAGAAGAGTTCTTCCACCAGAACGCTTATATGTTCCTACTGGCTTTGTTTCTTTTTCTTCTTCAGCTGGCTTCTCTTCTTTAGCTGGCTTCTCTTCTGCTTCTGGTTTAGCAATCTTTTTCATAGCCTTAGCAGCATCTTTGCCGCGAAGAGCTATAGCATCACGAAGGGTTTCTGCAGATACTGGAATATCTATTTGCTCGCCATTTTCATCGAAAGCAGGAATAGAAGCTTTACCCAACTCTGGACCACTTCCGTCCATGGCTTCTTTCAATTTGCTTTCTAGTAAAGAGTTAGGAGCTCTTCTATTTGAAATTGCTGCAAGCTCTAAAGCATTAAGACGATCTTCAGCTGTAGACTCGCCCGGCTTGTACATACCTTCTGGCACATCAAAATCGTCAATTTTAGGTATAACGCTTGAATAGTCGTAGTTTGGATCATTGACAATCTTGTCGAATTCTTCGTCTGAAAGACCCTTAAGAGCTGGAATCTTTCTAAGCTCTTCATCTGAAAGATCTCTTACAAGACCTTCTGAAGTATCTGCAATATCCTCTGCAACTTCATCAGATACTGGAGTAGGTTCTACTTTTTCTGGTTCTTCTTTAACTACTTCATCAAACTTTTCTTCAAGATCTGCTGGCTTTGCAGCTTCATCCGCTCTGCGTTCTTCACGAGAAGCTTTTAAATCATCTTGATTCTTTGTATCTCCTGCAATTTTGTCGTAAGCTTTTGCAAGAGCCATCTCAGCGTCTTGGCCCTTAGCTCTAAGAGCTGATGCAATTGCTTCTGAGCTAACATCCTCTGTATCTCCGTTTGGAAGATCTAGTGGTGCAAATCCTGTTGCTCTTTCAGTTGCACTTACTGGTTCTACAGAACGAAGAAGAGCTTCTTCCAAAACTGGTGTGTCAATTTCTGCAAGTGATTCTGGATCGTCAAAATCAAATTCAGGTGTGTACTCTTCATTTGGGTTAAATTCGTATGCACGATCTGGAACTTTATATGGGAAAGCAGGAGCTGTTTCTTTTTTATCTTCTTTTTGTTTACGCTTTTTGCCATCAAAAATTTTATTAGCTTGCTGTATAAGAGGAACAGTGTCATCTGAAGTTCTAGGCTCTGGGCGTGTGTAATCACGACCTTCTTCTTCATCAAGATCTGGCTCGTCGAGCATAATCTCGTTGTTAACATCTTTCCAAGTTTGAGTAAATGCAAAATTTGTTTTCTTACCACGACGAGCAACTGCAAAAACTGGCTCATCTGGGTTCCAGAACTGACGACCTGTGTCTGAATCAATCTCTCCAAGTTTTAATTGCTTTGGAGCTGGCTTATCCAAATCTGCTGCACGCTTATTTGAGTCATCAATAAGAGGCATTGCATCTTTAGGATTATCAAACTTAATAATGTCGTACTTATCGTCTGTGTACTTTGTGCCTTTACCTCTGTAGTCATCTTCTTTACGATAAATACTAGGAGCTTCAGTAAAAACAATAGAATCTTCTGGAATTATTGGAGCGTTAGTTGGCTTTGCTTCTGTCTGAGAAAAACCATCTACAGAATCAGGGTCTTTGATAAAAGCTTTTAATCCTTCACCAGATTTAATAGGAACAATTGCAACTTTGCCCTTACCAACCTCAATATCAATAAGTTCTGGTCTTTCCATATTCTGATTAAGAACAACGCCTGAGTGGCTTCGTGTTGTTCCGTCATTTCTACGGACATAAGTTCTAAAGCCATCTGTAGCACGCTTCTTAAGAGATCCAAACATATCAAGCCATCTCTCAAAGCGGTCTGAGAGTTGAATAGACTCACGGGCACGGCGAGCAGCGGCAGAGTTTTTACCTGCATATGGATTTGCAGCTGCAGCAAGAGCCTCGAGTGGTAGTTCTGATGCTGGAAGATTCTCTAAACGAGTAAGAGCGTATTTGTATTCTGCAGAATCTGTTGGTGCAGCCATTGCAGATGCAACAAGAGACTTTACAGTGTCATCTTTAATTCGTGGATCATCTACATACCAACGAATTTTTGCTTGAACTAGTGCAGATGCTGATAGCGCATTAATTTGAGTTGATCTTGGATGAGAAATTGGGAGAAGGTCAGTGTGATCTGCTGTAAGACCTATGACTTTATTGTACTTGGCAAGTGAAATGTAGTTTGAAAGATCTGTAATAGCCTTGTGCTTACGAATAGAGAATGGAAGGTCTCTGCTTTGACTAAGAGAGCGTGAAATTACTTTATAAGCAGCTCTACGATTAATTCTACGAGATCCTACAGAAAATTCGTTAGCTTTATCTACAAGTTCAATTACTTCACGACGAATAACTCGTGCTTGTTCACGAGTAGATAAAATTCTTTGAGAAAAAATCATCTTTACTCTTCCTCTTTTACAGGAAGTAAGTCTGCATCTAGGCTTTCTTCACCTAGAGATGCTAGAAGAGCTGCTCTCTTAAATGGATCTTCTCCATTACGAACTGCACGAAGCCATGATGCACGAATTGCATGTTCTGCTTCATACCCAAGACTTGAATACTCTGTTAGAGCAAGAATTGCATCTTCAGGATTTGGATAATCTTCTGGATTACCTATACCAGCTTCTAATTCTTGCTGATAGCTCCATTGCTCTGCTAGCTCTGCGAGTTCTTGCTCTGATTGGATGTTGTTTCCGAGCTTTTCACCTTCGAGAACTCCGACATCAACGACGCCATCTGGAATAACCGCGAAACGACACTTACCTTCGTCTTCGACTTCCATGTCGATGATTCTGCACGAGCCGTTACCCATGTATAAAACACATGAAGAACACTTGACTCCGATTCCTTTGACATCATTTTCTGCTGGTGGTGTATATCCTGCCCAGATTCCTGTGGCATCTTCATTGAACTTTCCATATTTGTCCGCAATCTCGATCAGCGCTTCTGCTAGATCGCTTTCTTCTGGAACTAAGCCAGCTGCAGCGGTCACAGAGTTTGATTTCTTTGTTGAACGAGGATGTCCTGATGGAAGTAAGTCGTTATCAGTTACATACGCTGAGTTTGATGGCTTTCCAGATTTAAGAAGACGCAAGAATGCATTAACTCGACCCATTGCCCATTGATTGCGAGTCATTCCTGGTCTGTGAGAAACGGAATACGCTCCTGCACCACGACGATATACAGCTTTTAGCATTCCTAGAGTTGCACGACGGCCTTTCGATGCTTTTTTGTTGTGTGTCTCTACTTTTTCACGAAGTGACTTTTCTACTGATGCTGAAAAATTAATTTTGCGGGATCCAGATGCAGAACCTTTTTTATTTTTGCTTGATCCCTTGATGCGATCTTTCTTTGGAGCTGGAGTTTGGGAAATAGTACGCTTTTTCTTTGCTGCAGCTGTTACAGGACCGCCAGCAACCCAAGCGCGGCAAGTACGAGCACTAGCGCACTTAAAATCAAAGGCTTCGCAGTATCCAAGCTCACCAGCTGCATCAATTGAATCAAACTCGTCTGCGTTATCTGTTAAACCACTCTCGATACAAGAAAGCATTTCTGGTGTTTGAATAAACACAGCACAGTTTCCACAAGTTTGCTTCTTAGCAGTTTCGGAATCAACACCCCACTCAGAACCAAGTGCAGTCCAATATTCTTCATTTGGTTCTGCAGGATTTAATGGTCCATACATTGCTGTATCGATTGCGTTCTTGCGATTTTTAAGATTTAGTGCAATGTCTTGCGTTGCTGGAGGGCAAGTTTCTTCAGCCATTTATTGCTGAGCCTCCTCTGTTGGTGTTTCTGAAGCAATACCTGCTTCCTCAGCGCCTTGAGCTGCTTGCTGAAGTGCTTGTTCTACTTCTGGAGGTAGTGGAGCAACTGAAGCTGCTTGCTGTGCACCACGGATCTTGTTAATCACCTCTGGTGCAATAGCTCCGAGCATTGCTTCTGTAAATTCTGGTGTGATAGCGCCCTTTTCTTGTAGAAGTCGAACTGCAACTTCTGTTGGAGTAGGTGCATCTTGATCTGAGAAGCCATGAGCACGACGCCATGTATCTGCAGAGACTGCCATGCGGTCATATCCTGCATCTGCATCTGCTGCACGGTCATTGCGAGTTGCAATTGCTGATGGGTCATACCAAACAACAATGCGATTTACTTGTGACTCTTCGAAACCTGTTGCAATAAGATACGGACGAAGATAAACAACAGTCAAAGCATCTGCAATGAGCAACATAAGAGGCTCGATGTGTGCCTTATATAGAGATTCGTCAATTTGGAGAGCGTTCGAGTACTTGACATTGGCAAGACCAGTGACTACATCCTTTGGTACATCAAGACCCTGAAGGATTCTTTCTAGAACACGATCTGCACGCTGAGCCAATGCAGGATCAAATGAACGCTCAAACTTAAATTGCTTGATACGATCACCAAGCTCTGCTGGACCGCGAATAATAAGTGGAACAACTGCTGATGCTGACTCCTCATCACGAATTGGAGTAGTCATCGCATCCATTAGTTGTTCTTCGAATTCATCCTCTGCTTCTTCAGCAGTAAACCCTGCACCGATACCATCCTCAGAATCGTAGGGGTAGTCTGCATCGCCTTGCGACGCGACGGAAAGACCATCAGGTAGATAAAGCGCACCAGCATTGAGACGAGAGCGAGCAGTCGCACGGAATGTCCTATTCAGTAGAAGGAGTTCGGCGCAGAGATCTAGCAAACCACGAAGTGAAGAGTCTGCTTCATCTGAAAAGCGTGGGTGTGAACGCCAGATGCGTCCGATAAATGCATTCTTACCTAATTTTGTATTTGCAGTAGCGCCTTGTGAAGAAGTTGCTTGTTCACGGCGGCCAATAACATTAAATCCGCCACGAACATCTGCAGTTACTTCATCAACAGAACGAATATCCCAAGACTCAGGAAGGTTATTTCCTGGGCGAGCTGGCATTTGAACCAAGTAGCATTCTCCTGCGACAGCCAAGTTAAGTGCTGCATCTTTAAGAAGTCCTGCTTGTCCACCATATGCTGAGTTTAATCTTTCTAAAGCACGCTCTGCTGCATTTGCAAGTCTTTGATCAACTATAGCTGAGTTTCTAACAGATGTTGGTTGCTCAGATGGATCATCAATGGCTGCTGCATAAATACGAATGCGTGAAACAACAGAAGCAACTAAGTTAAATGCGTATTTGATTTCACCGATTGCATCGTAGTATTCCCAAGCTTCGGCTTGCCATGCTGACGAACCTGCAGCACGACGAATTCTAAATTGTTCGAATTCACCTTTGTCATTTATTTTTATCTGTGCTGCTGCAGCTGTAAGAGATCTAGGTGCAGAGTAAGAAACTGATTTAGCTGTGTTAGTAAAAACGGAAGTAATGCCTGAATTAGATGGCTGAACTTGAACTACTTGTGTAGAACGAGAAAAAGTTGATTTAGTTCTTTTGCTTTTTGGTGTTTGAGGTTGAGGAGATGACTGTTCTGGGGTGTTGTTAGTGAATATACCCATGAGAACTCCTTGTCATCTTCCAACGGAGCATGAAGTCTTACTTATCTTCATACGCAGTCAACAAACCAGCTACAGCTGATACAGCATAAATTATAGCAATGATAGAGGTTACTGATGGAATGATTAGGAAGGCTCCAACGAATGCCGCAGCAATCCAAAAGCTGAAGCACCACTCACAAGTGGAGAGGTAGCCAAGATATGAAGACTCTGGTGGAAACTTCTTCCAAAAGGCGTTTCTTAAAGACCCAGTAATCATGTCCCTAGTGAAGAGACGAGTAACTCTATAGGTTGCAAGACCTAAAATTACAAACTGTAAAAGTGTTATATCTTTCATTCTGTTGGATCCTGACTCGAGTAGACAGAACTATTCTGCCCGTAAGGATTCCAACCTCTAAGACGCGACCCACAGCCGCAGCTGGAATCTTTTTTGAAGGCTATAACCTTGCCAGAGTCTGTTAAAACTGCTTGGTTCTTATCTTCAACATGTCTATATAGGTATTTTTCCTTAAAAACTAGTTTAGGCCCTTCTGGGGTGTCCTGTGCTATCAAAATGATATCTCCTAAAAGCACAACGCGGACTCTATCAACCTTGCGAGTTCCTTCAGGGCAGGGACCAGGGATTTTTAACTCGTCAAGACCTATGGAGTTTGGTGGGGCAAGCCAAACTACTGCTGGAAAAACATCTGAAACTGCTCTCAAGACTTTAAATCCTCTTCTATGAATTCTTCTGGAACATAAAAATCGATCCAACCAAGAGTAACAGTAGCTAGAGGCAAGTCCAGCAACACTGGAGTATTCCTAGAAGTATTTTCTATCTCTACAAAGAACTCTTCGGAGCTTTTAACTTGCTTAGCTGCTTTAAAAGCAGTGCTTTTAGTAAGACTCTTAAGTGGAAAAGCCATTGGATAGCGAGAGTTAGGGCTAGTCATAGTCTCAAGCTGGCGCGACTGAGGGCGCTTGGTCTTCTTAGGGTTCTTCCAAACAATTACAGCAAGATCTTTCTCGCTATAAGTACCGTTCTTTGTCTTATAGCTTCTAATCACTGGCTTAGGCGCCTTGCCATAGCACGGTAGGTAACTCCTGCAGCCTCTGCTATAGCGGCTGTAGGGACTCCACGAGCCCTTAACTGCTGAGCTAAGTAGGTCAACTCACGATTGGCTTGAGCAAGAGGGCTATCTTCCCTTGTCTTAGCTCTGTAGCGCTTAGAGAGCTCAGACAACTCCCTGAGACGAGGTCTTATCTCGGGAGGGACGCCCGGAGAAATGGATCTAAGGCGAGGGGCATTTCTAGTAGGCACGGAAGTCGTCAAAGACTTTGGTGCAGGAGATGGGATAGGTCGAGAGAGCTTTAGATCTTGTGCTCGCTTAACCCAGAAGTGGATGGTGGTCTTGGGGCGAGGGGGAGAGAAAGACGCTCCAATAACTGCAAGAGACCAGCCAGCTTTCCAAAGAGAACGGAGGCGAGACTCCATCTCAACCCTAGTGAGGGTGGAGAGATAGTGCATCTCGTCTACAGGAAGCTTTGGTTGATTGGCCATGAAAGTAATTGTACGGGAGTCTAAAGAAGGTGAATTTAAAGAAGGGCTCTAAAGCTTGTACGACAGAGACGAAAATATGAACCTTTCCATATTTTGATTTTGACCCCGGAGAAGACAGGGGGTGTTTTTTGGACTTTTTGAAATCGTTCCGGGGTATTTTTTCATGCGGTTCCGCATATTTTTTACCCCCCATTTTTGACTAAAAAATATCCAATAACCTGCCTATACATGCCTATGATCTATTTATTATTTATTTTTCTTTACATAATAAATAATAAAAATCTTTTTTGATTACAAAAAATTTTTCTAACAAAAATATTTTTACAAATAAAAAAGTTTTCTAATAGAAGTTACTTATATAGAACTATCAAGTTCTAATCTAGACTTATAAAGAAGATCATCAAACTAACTTGTTACTTCCAAGTAAGTTACTCATAAGCTTTATCAAGTAACTTACAAACCAAGCATAGGAAAAATCTAGGACAAGCAAGCATGTCTATGTTTTGATATGCCTACAAAAAATCTATGACATGTCTTGCGAAAGTGCAGACAAGTATTATATGCTTTCCCTGTTGGTCAAACGATCAACTAACTAACTAGGGAGAAGCAAATGAAAACTTATGGAGTAGCGATTACTGCAGGTGGAACTACTTACTACTTCCACATTGAGACAACCGTAAAGGTGAAAGAACTAATTGAAGGTTCAACAGATATCACCGCATTAGTTGTTACAGAAGAAACATACATTGGAACTACTAAAGAGTTCCGCACCTTGTCTGATTCTGAGATCTTGTGGAATATCATCATGCCAAACACCGCAAGAACTTTAGAAGAGAAAGCATTGCCAAGACTGTTACAGGTTGCCTCCTAACCCCTAACGGCAAAGAACCCCCTAGAGATAGGGGGTTTTTTGTTACCTAAAACACACGGCACTAAGACTTGCAAAAGTGCAGGGAAGTAGGTTACTATTTTCTTAGCGGTAAACAACCAAACAAAAACCGCACTAGGGAGAAAACAAAATGGAAATCACAATCACAATAGACGAAAAAGAATTATGGTCTTCAGTGTTTGGTTCTGCTTTTGAAAGTTTCGGAACCCACTGGGAAGAAGTTGAATACTTGGACGGCACTGATTGGGACAAGATCGGCAAGGTTCGTTTAGTTGCTATTGACGAAGTAACTGAAGAAAGAACTGAAAAGATTATTGGAATTGAAGAACTAGGCAAGGCTCTTCCTATTGCTAATAATCAAGTAAGCATGGATCTATTTGACTTCGACAACTATGACGCTATTTGCGGTGATGCAGTTCTTCAAGTTGCGGTGCTAGGTGAGGTTGTATACGGATAAAGCTTCAAAAACAAAAAGCCCCCCACCGCAAGGTAGGGGGTTTTTTGTTGCAATGCTTTAGTGCTTGACACCTACATTAGTGCCAGCAAATAAATGTGCCAAGACTTCTTCATCAAAAGCGCCATTCTCTAAAAGACCTTTTGATTTTCTGTAAGCGTTTATCGCTTCTACTGCTCCACTTCCCAAACGACCAAACTTGTCGTTCATGCAAGTATCGAAGCCAAGTTCAACTAAACGGAGTTGAACTGTCTTTACACTTTCGGAGTTACCTTCATAAGCACCAACCTTCAAAGCAGACATGAAAACGATCTTGTCGCCTTCGGTGTTCAACTTCGGGGCTTTGCTTTCTTTCTTTGGCTCTTCCTTCACCATAACTACTGGCTCTGCTACTGGGGCAGGGGCAGAAACTACTGGCTCTACTGAACCAAGTAAAGGCTTCAACTCTTCTTGCTCGCTCATTACTTTACCTCTCCGGGAAACTTAGCCAGCCACTCTTTGAACTTAGCGAAATGTTTTCCACTGGTACTAGTATAAGCGTCTTTGCCTATATGCCATGAACTCCAGTTCTCTCCACCATTGCTCATATGGAAAGCAATTTCCACATTAGTTACGGGGTTGAATAGGTCTGCGTTATGGTTTAGTTCAAACTTCTCTCTACGATCTTCTCCCAAACTGTTTATCATGTTGATTTGGAAGATTCCGTAGGAATTGTCTCCAGTTAGGGTATTGCCATTGAAAGCAAGGGGTCTGCCATTACTTTCCTTCTTGGCTATAGCCCAAGCCTCTTTTAGATCTTGACCTTCAAAACCTACGACCTGAAGAAGTTCTACCAACTCTTTGTCGGTAAGACTGGTCTTGTTCTCGAAGTAGGAAAGTGGGCGAAGCTTTGGCTTCTTTACTTCCTTCTTCTCTTCTGCGAGCGCCTGAAGCGCTGTTAGATCTCTAGTTGCCACTTGCTCTGTTGCGACAACCTCTTGTTCTTTCTCTACTGCTACGGCAACTGCTCCTGAACTAACTACTATCAGTAAAGATAGAATAGCCAGCACATTCTCTGCTTTTCGCTTTGGAGAATAGTTCATTCGGTTTTTCCTTTGTTAGGTTACGGGGACAGGGTTAGAGACTTCACTAACCCGACCATCGCCTCTTAGGGGATAGCCTTACTTCAAGTGTCTAATTCGTATATCTCCTTGTGTCACTTGGGTTCTTACTTGATTACAACCATAGCATAAATGCAGGGAAGTTCTGCAGTCAAGTCACCCTGAGCGTGTGTCTCAAAAAAGATTTTTACACACAAAACTATGGATCATCGTGCTAAACGCCTAAAAATCCAAAATGCCCCAAAAAAGTTGCAGAGAAGTGGCTTTTACCCCACTTCTCTATAATGCAACCTTCTATCGTCTTTCTCTTGATGAAAGCAGGGCTGATGTCACGGCACATAGTCCAAAGCCAACTGTGTAGGTCAAGTCTCCATAAACGGCAGAGACTATGGTTGCTACACCCATGGCTAGGGCTATTACCGCAGTCCAAACTATGTTTTCTAGTTTCATCTTTTCTTCGTTACCTTCTTTCCACCTCTAGGGTCTGTTCGACCCTTGACCCTTGTTGAGGGGTCTCTTGTTATTGCTCCATTGAGATTTATTGCCTTTCTTGCAGTTCGGTAAGAAACTCCAAGTTCTTCGGCAACTGTCTCAATAGCCAACCCTTCTTCATAAAGCCTAATGGCTTCTTCTGAAATCTTTGCAACCTTCATGAACTAAATCCTTTCCTTTCTTTTGCTTTTGTCGAGTTGTGCTTCTAGTTCTATGATTCTTCGGTTCTTGATTCTAATAACTCTCTCAAGTTCCATTGAACGGCGCAGTCCTACAACCATTACAAAACAAGCTCCTGCGAGCGCAATAGTTGTTCCAATTATCATTCCAGTATCAAAATACATTTTTTACCCCCCTTCTATATATGCTCATCTTCGAACGCTCCTAGGGTCTACCTGTTTTGTTCCTTGGCAAAACCCACACTCGGCAGAATGGTCTCTGCCCAAAGCACCTGCGAGCGCCCTTTCAGGCACTCCGCAAGACCTAAACAAAAGGCAAGCGAACTCTGCGTCTGATAATCCTGCTTGGTCGCTCACGCTTCCACTTCCCTCTGAACTGAGTTTCTAGCGTCTTTAGGGTCTAATCCCAAAGCAACCATTTTTCTAATAACTTCTTCATCATTCTTATTTCCAACAATACGACCTTGAGACTTCCAAGTGAACGGCGTAGTTTGTCCAACTGGTAAAACGAATAGGTGATACTGATTAGCGGTATCAACTAAAAACTCTTCGGGTGGAAAAACTTCCATACCCTCTCTGCTCTCTCCAGCAAGTTCATTTTTGATCCTCTGAAAGTGTCGCCAGTCTCTAATTGCTTTTCTGTCTATATGTCGAATACTCAAGTGAATAGCACCTTCGTGCGTTCCTTGAAGATACTTTCGCACAACAACATAAAATCTGTTTTGCCACATTGTCTCGTTCTCGCCAAGCTTTCCTTCTGACGGATAAACTTCTTCGAACTTAGTCCAAGTCGGTGCGGTAGCGCCTTTATTCTTCTTCACTTTTTACCCCTCTCTTATATATCTCTCTCACGGATACAACAAGTCTTTGCAGAACTGAGACATCTGCTCTACTTCCACTCTGCACTCGGCAGGTGTTGTCGCATAGTTAGCAAGTCCGAACGCCACAAGGAAGGCGAGCGCAATAGCCCAGCCAATAACCAAGCGACCTCTGCGTGTAAGGCGTGAGTTAGTCTTTCGCTCTACCCAAGTAAATACTGCTTCCATTTGTTTTCCCTTTCCCTAGTGAGATAACTCTATCTTACTTCCCTGCTTTTTTCTACTTCCCTGATTTCTCGGCGTGTTGTTTCGCTAGTGCGAGCAACTGCTCAAGACTTCTAAAGTCGCCACCACCTACAAACTCGGAGCGTGTATCAACTCGGCGAGCAATACGCTTCTTAGGGCGTGCCTTGCCAGCGTGCTTGATATGTCCAAGCGTTCCAAGTATTGCGCTATCGGGTAAGAACTTCATACCTGAATAATAATCTACTTCCCTGACTTTTTCAAGTCTGAACCAAAAGTTTTCATTTCCGGGTCCTGGACCTCCAAAAACTTTTTCTATCGTTCGGCATATATAACAGGGGGGTAAAAATCTTTCTAGAACTTTCTCACTGGTCTTTTGAAGATTATGTCCATAAGTTCGGTAGTTAGTAGTCCTCTGCCTTCGTAATCTTTTACAAGTCGTGTTGCACCTAGTTTGAGTTTTCTTTGAGCCGCTCTCTCACGATTACAAGTTTTACAATAACGGCACTTATAAGTTCTAGTTCTATTGGTAGCCCACTTGCCTGTGTTATAGGCAGTGTTTTCTTCTGTGTATTCGTGTCCTCTAGGACAATGAGTAATTTTTGCAAATCTTTCTTGTGTCCTCTGCGCTTGATTTAGGTAGCCCAAGTCAAGTGCTTCTGTCTTTGTATATTTTTTCAAGTGAGAAGGGTTTACACATAAATTATCTCCGCACACTGAAATTATTACATCACGCTTTGTTATAGGTTTTTCTTTGTTATCAACAACATTTATTTCCCACATTAGTCGGCGCACTCTAATTGCAATTCTCTTGCCTTCTACTTTTACGACATATGAAGGATTATTTTTATTGAGTTGTCCAAGCCAATACCAACAATTTTCATCTACCCATTTGGTAGGAAAAAGGATTTTACTTTCTAAACTATCTTGCTTCATATTTCTCCCTAGTTAGTTCCCTTGTCTTTAGTCTAAACTAGTTCCCTGACTTTTACAACGGCATACCTATAAATAAAAAAGAGGTAAAAAATAAAGGGGGCTTTCGCCCCCCTTATCTTTTAGAACCTTACGCTACTGAAACCCACTTCACGGCAGTTCGTAGCAAGTTGTCGTAATCGCTCGACATACTTTCATCAAGATAAGCATTTATTTCTTCTTGAGAAACTCCTGCCTTCTTCATAGCGTTAGACACACGACCCATAATCGCTACGGCATTTCCATCTTCGCCAGTAAGTTGAACTTCGATTTCTGGATACTTCGGTGCGTCTATTCCTGCAAAACTTTTTCCCATTTGGTTCCCTCCTTTCCCTAGTAATACAAGTCTATGATAGTTCTCTGATGTTTTCAACACACCTAGCGAAATACTTATTTCGGCGTGTTTCTAGGATAGACTTATACCAAGCCAAGAGAAAGGGAACTCAAGTGGCAACAAGAACAAAGCAAGTGATGATTTGGATAAACTGCTACCTATGCGGAGAAAAGTTCCAAATACGCCAAAGAGATTATTACCGCAACCTAATCTGCCCTGACTGTCCTAAATAGTCGGTGCATATAGAGTAGGGGGGTAAAACCCCTTACTCGGTGTATTGAGTTTGTAAATAAATAGGTTCGCCTGACTGCTTATCAAACTTACAAGATACGGCGAGCGCAAGCTTCAAACTACCTCTAGCCCCTGTAAGAGTTCTTTTCTTTCCTTCTGCCAACGCATTGAGCGCACCTAAAGCATACGGCGCACCTGAACCAATAGCATAAACTCCCATTTCATCGTGACACCAAGAATAATCTTCGCCTATCTCATAAATAGTTCCATTTACCAAAACCATTATTTGAGAGTCTTGCTCGCCATCTTTTGAATATGAGTTTTCCTCAAAACACTTTTTTAGATCCGGGATAAAGTGTGTAGTAATAAACTTATCTAACTTTATGCCTCTTGTTGTTGGGTTACATATCGGTGGCTTGAAAACATGAGCCAAAAGATTTATTGCTCTCATATCCCCGGCCGCACCTAAAAGATAAGAACCATTCTTTATTATTTTTCCATTATCTTTCGGCAAGGTATAAGCCCTACCATCTTCTTCTGAAACTCTAGAGTCATAGCCAACAACAGCCCAGCCCTCACCCTGAACGGCAGCTATTGTGGTCACTTCTTTTTTCCTTACTGATTTTTTTAGTAGTAGTTAGAGTCATTCCAAAGTTCATCACGCAAAGCATACTCGTATCTTTCCCCTGAATAAGAGTTTTTCTTACCTATGTCTTCACTCTCTATCAAAGTATCTAAAGAAAGAACTGCGGTGCATTCTTCTTCTTCAAACATTATTACAAGTTTTGTGTCTCCATCGGCAGGGTCATCAACTATTGCGACCATAAACGGAGCGCTACCACCATTTGAATGATAATACTTTTGAACGATTTCCATGACTTCAAGAATAACGGCATTGCACTTCCCTGATTTTTTACCCCTCTTCTATATATCGGGGCAAAGAAAAACCCCGCCTTTCGGCGGGGCTTCCTTTAGTCCCATAGGTCTTCTAATCTATCGGGTTCATTAGAGTCATCTACTTCGCCTCTCTCCCTTGAGAAAGTCCATTCGTGACCGCACTCGCACTTTACTTCTGCTTGAACATCTCCCCAGTCATCTGTCTGAAAATCTTCTTCCCAAGACTTACCGCACTCTTCGCACTCGACTTCAAAAGTCACATCTTCGGCGTAGATACCTGAGCCTTTCATACTTCCTTCGTAACTCATTTACTTTCCTTCCCTAGGTTAGAGACTCGGTAGGGTGTCGTATTGTTTCCGCCCCTTGCAAGTTCTAGGCGTTCAGGTGTCCAGCGACTAGCCCCTACCAAGTTACTATAAGTCTAAACTACTTACCTGACATTTGCAAGATAGACACTTCACCCATGCTAGGGAACATGGGTGAAAGTGCGGTGAGTAGGGTATCTCACCTCAACGGGGAGCGCAGGAAGGGAATCCGCACTACTACCCGGACTACTATTCTAACATCTGAAACTCTCGGTGCAAAAATTTTACCCCCTATTAGCAAAGCAATCGGGACACTCGACTTCTCTCATTGAGCCAGCTACCTCTGAACTAACCTTCCCTGCTCCATAGCAAGTCTCACAATTAGGGTCTCCCTCATCGAGAACGCCAATATGTCTACTAACTGCTTGAACATCCCAACCATAATGCTCTTTCATCAAAGTCCCAGCGGAACGCAAGCAAGCGTCTTCATAGGCTTCGCCATCCTTTACTTCAGATCCAGGAACGGCAACGCTCACAATCATTGAAAAGTAATCTCCAATAAAGATTACATTCTTTACATTCGGTATCTCATCCATTTTTTACCCCTCTTCTATATATGCCAACAATAACACGAAAGCCCTACCTCTCGGCAGGGCTTCTCGCGTCCATAGCCTTTCTAGTCTTCTTCACCCTTGACTAGTGTGAAAAAGAAACTCGCTCCTGTCGGCTCATCGTGAGAATAACGGCGAGCGCTGAAACTCTTTCCACTAAACTCAACCTCAATTCGAAAGTCACCTCTTAGTGTCAAAGCCTTCAAAGCCTTATCCAACGGCACTACGGCGCTTCCCATTTCTTTAGTCCAGCCCATACCTCTTCCGTCAATCCTTACTAAGCCCCAATTCACTCCGACTTCCTTGCGCCATTCGTAGATAGTGTCGTAAAAAATACTTTCGCTATCGTCCCAACAACCCATACAACCATTGGCGTTTTCTAATACTCCACCCGTGCAGTCACTACATTTCTCCCCGGCTTCTCCACCCATATAACCAATACCGCACTTATTACAGTCAAAGCATTGGCAATCACTATTTAGAGAGAAAGATATTTTTCCCTCTGCTACTCCTATTGCGCTCATAGTTTTTTCCTTTCCCTAGTTTTCTACGGCAAGCAAACTCTATCATAGATTATTATTTCCCGGCTAGCTGCCGATGCATTTCACCCGGAAAATACTTTCCCACTTCTAGCCGACACTTAGCCCTAGCCTTTTTTACCCCTCTCTTATATATAGCAATCGGGTAAAAAAAACCCCCGCCATTTCTGACGGGGGCTTTCTCTTTACTTTATTCCTTGAGTTCTTGCTCCCACTTTATGGTGTCATACATTTCCCAGATTTCATCATCTGTGAAGTTTTCGTGTAACCAAATTGTGGTGCGCTTTTGGACTATCGGGTTTTCGTCTACTGGCTTTGCAGTTCCGAAGATGCTACCCATAAGGGCTTTGTATGCGTATTCACTTGCTTTGTCATTGTTTTCCACATTTATTATTCTTTCATAAGAGACTGACATTTTTTAGCATTTTGCAAAAAAAAATCCCCCACCTTTTGGTGAGGGACTCTTTTTGATTCTTCTACCTGCTTAGGTATTCGGCATACATTGGGTCTTCAAAGTAAGCCGTTGGAATTACCGCCTTGTTATAGGCGAGCCACTTCTGAACCTGCTCCTCGGTAAGCCCAAGGGTTTCACCCTCATCATCTGCGCCACCTGTAATGATTACATTTCCAAGAATAGGATTCGCTACGCCGAAAGTTTCGTTATAGATAGCCGAAGCCATTAGATTCAAATCGCGACCTTCTGCAATTCCATTTTCGTTGCACCACATATCGGTATCTTCTGCCAACCGCACACACTCAATCATTCCCTCGACTGTGTTTGATAGTAGTTTGTAAGAGTCACCAATCGTGAAAGTAACAACCTCTTTTGAGCCATCTGTCTTGATAACTACTGCTTTTCCTTGTGTCATTTTTTTCTCCCTAGTTCTCTAGCGTTTTGCTAGTGAGATAAATCTATCCTAGTTCTCTGACATTTACAACAACACGCCTAAAGAAAATAATCCCTGAACCCAATTCGGATCCAGGGACTCTTTCCTGTTTTTACTTATAGCCCTAACTCGGCGCGAAACTCTGTTCTTACTTTTAGATAATCCTTGTAGGTTTTTTCGCTTGCCATTTTCCGCATTAGTTCATCTAGTTTGTCGGCGTTCTTTCTCACCGCACTTTTGCTATTTCCCTTTTTCATTTTTACACCTCCCACTTTTTACCCCTCTCTTATATATCGCTCTAATCTCCATAGTATCCGTAATCCTCGTCTGTTCCGTGTCCTGCGCTCGCAAGTGTGTCGGCATCTGCTTCCACATCACTCATCTCAAAGTATTCTGGAACACCCTCGTCCGTTACTTCCCAACCTGTTCCTTCTGCGTTCATAGTGTTTTCCTGAATACTCCAATCCGCTTCGTCCCAACGAACCTCGTCCGTCATAACCTTGCCGATTTCATCTATGAACCTCTGCATAACCGCTTCGGCTTCTTCCATACTGCTCGCCTTTATTTCTACTATTGAAATAGTTAGGTCTTATTTTGCTTCCTGTAAATCCGTTTCATTAGTTAGGTCGAATACTCGCCCGCACTCTACGCAACTTGCTTTCATTGTTTTACCTTTCCCTAGTTCGGTAGTTCTATTCTATAACACTCTCCTGCTCTTTCGCAATAGCGTGCCGTGCCGTTTCTTTTTACCCCTCTCCTATATATAGAAAGGGGGTAAAAGCAAAACCCCCCTGCTTTCGCAAGGGGGTTCGCCGACTTGTAGGACTAGGGATACCTACTTCGCCAAGATAACCAAATAAGGGTTATCGTATGCCACCGAAGCATACACTTCAGGATACGAAAGTTCTAAGGCTTTTGTATCCACATCTTTGCGTGGTCTTTCTGAAATCGTGATAATCGTTGCGCCTTTTACTGTTCCCTTTTTAGCAACGCCTACCCACTTTGTTTTTTCTCCAACCTTTACTTGCTCATAACCCATAAGTTCGTAAATGGCTTCGGTGGTTTCTTTCTTTGCTTTTTCCATATCGGAAATCGCTTCACGCAAACGCACTAACTCTGCGATAAGAGTTTTTGCTTTCTTTGCGCTTTTGTCTAGCGAAAGAATATCGCTAGTAGCCACTACTGTTGTTTCAGTTGTGGTGGTTTTTACTGTCTTACCAGCGACCTGCTTGGTCTTGCTGGTTGTTGTGCTTTTGATAGTGCTAGCCATTGGCTACTTCCTACCTTTCACTTTGTCTTTTCTAGGCTCCTTGCCTAGTGAGATAACTCTATCCTAGAAAGTTTTATTTCGTCAAATCCATTTTAGTTCGTGTCGTGGCGTATAGATAAGTGGGGTAAAAATCAGTAGCCATCAGCATAGACTTCCTGTTCCTCATCATAAAGACCTGTGTAAATAACTATCTGCCCCTCATTGTCGTATTCGTATCCAACTCTGTTAGAAAGTTTCTCCACAAGCCATTGGGTATCTATTGTCCAGCGTGAAATCCCGAAACCAATAGCCCCACCAACAATCATCATTAGTAAAGTAAATCCGTTGAAAAACATTATCTATCCTCGCAATCGTGGTATCCAGCGTAGTAAATACTCTCTAGCCGTTCGGCTAACATCTTTGTAGCTTTGTCTATGTCGGGCATACTCGCCTCAAAATACATTATCTGTTCCGCTTGGTCTTTTATGTCTCTACGGATTTCCTTTTTAGTTCTCACGCCGTTTTTACCCCTCTCTTATTTATGGAGCCGATTTCAGGATAAGCGTCTTGGATTAGCGCACCGAGTTGTCGGCGCAAAAATCCTTCCATTGGCACTTCTACTTCGCCGTCCTTGCCACAAACAAAACAAGTCGGTGTCTGCACTACATAGGTAGTGTTCTTTACCATTTCTCCGAAAGCCGTCATTTGATTTCCCTTTCTCTTGCTTCGGTGTTCTAAGTCTATATTATAGAAAGGGGTAAAAACAAGTTATCCCTTTCGGTGTGTTCAGCAAATCTCAAAGCCACCACAGTCGGCAAGGAAATCAGCAAAATCTCTAATGTCCTCAACGCTAGTTCCGTAGTTTTTTACAAAAGGTTCTTTCTCCCCTGCGCCGTCGCAACCATTACACCAACCAATACGGCGACCATACTTTTCGCTTTGTTCGGCAGAAAGTTCTTTCTTATGTTGTCCAAACTCTTTTCCGACTTTATCTTTGCGTATTCCTGTGCCTTCACATAGGTCGCATTTATCCATTGGCAATTCATCAAGTTCTTTTTGCCACTCATCAAGTCTTGCTTGCGCTAACCCAGTCATAATGTCTTGTTTTAGAGATAGAGCCAACTGCGAACTGTCCTCTGCTTCTAGTCCGTCGCCGTCGTTGCTATGACCATACTTTACTTTCTCGGCATACTGTTCGTGATATATCTCGACATACTGCCAAAGTGGATGCCACCCCCAAACATTTTGTCGGTAGTAAGAACCAACTTCGCTTGTTGGATTTTTTCCATACACATCCATACCCATTTTATTTACTTCCTGTCTTTATACCAAGAGCCTGTTTTCCCATTTCGCCTAAAACTTCTTGTGCTATTTCGATAATTCGTTCTAACTGTTTTGGTGTAATCAAATGCTCTACGACTACTATGTTGTCGTTCTCATCTTGGCTATGAGCGATTACAACTGCGTTTCCTTTTTCTGTGTATCCAAACCCTATTGGATACGCTGAAATCATATATTCCATTTCCAAAAAAGGAACTAGGGTTTCAGAATAAGCCTCTAGGTCAAAGAAGCAACTGTCGTAAGTCCAGTCCCCTGCCAAAACTTTGACCATACATTTCAGGGAGTAAAGGTTCATATCAATATCAAAGATTTCAGGGTTGTAAGTATCAACGAACTGACTAAGTGATTTCCCACCTTCCTCAAAGCGTTGTAAGCACTCTTCCAAACGCTTCTTGCGACCCTCAACAAAATCGTTTAGGTGCTTCTCAAATAGTTCAGGTTCGTTCTTGTAGTTGATTACATCAGGGTGGTTCTCGCCAAAGATACCTGACCAACGACCACCAATGGCGTGCCAGTCTGACCAATGACCTTCCCAGTCATTTATCTTGCTATCTACTATCTCTACTGCTTCTTGGTGTGTATTTGCTTCTACGAAAAGCAACTGAACTGTGTGCATTTGTGTCCCTTCGTTTTTACCCTTTATGTAGTATCTATTCTATAACTACTCGTCTCCAAAATCAACAACCACAACACGCTTACCCTCAACCTGTGGGATTTGGTTGTTCTCAATTTGGCAAAGATTTACAAACTCGGAAATCAAATAATCACAAGCACTCTCAAAGACTTCATCAGCCCCGTGTCCAACCATATCTAGGTGAGTTCCGTCAGTAGTGTAAATATCAAACCACGGGTTATTCTCCCAATAAAAGCGCGGATAGTTTCCTGAACTTGCTTCCTCTAAAGCTTTGTCCCCGTTTATCTCTTTCGGGAACTCGCTACTACTTCTATAAGTAGAACCCGTTTCCCTATCCTCAATTCTTGTCGCGCCGTCTTTATGAATTACAACTTCTAAATCGTCAAGCCGAACTGAACAGACCGCGCCGTTCTCCCACCAAATCGGATCCTGGTGGTCTCCGTCAGGTATGTTCCCGTCAAGCCATACAAACTCTATCTCGTAATCTCCTGCCGTTGGCATTTTTACCCCCTAGTTATATATCGCTTGCTACTCCATGCCGTTTAGTTTGCGAAGCAACAAGCCGACCTTTTCAGTTCCCTCGTATTCCATATCAACTTCTTTCGGGTCGTTCATATTTAGAATACGCCACTCACCTTGCTCGCCGAACTCGTCTCCGTCCCAAACATATCCGTCTTTGAAAAAAGCACCCAAAGCTTCATCTGCTGACGACCACTTTTCTGTTTCGGTATCAAAGCAAATCAAATAATGTATCTGTGCCATTACGCTAACTCCCTTACTCCAAAGTTTGCCTTATGAACCAAGTCGCCATATTCCTCTGCCGTCCAAGCCTCTGCCTGTCGTAGAGCCTGTTCCTTGCTATCGGCTTCCCAAACTGTTCTTACTTCTGCTGAAACTACAACTTCATACTTTGCCATTTTTTACCCTTTCGTCATTTGTCTTGGCACAAGCCTAGCATTTCTAAAATAGAACCTCAAGCATTTGCCTCAACCAAAAGTTTTCAGTTCCCTGTTTCATGCTACCTGGTCGGAAAATTACGCTCAATAACTTGGGCTACCCAGGGACATCTAAAAATCTAAGTTGCCAGCACCAGCCCCCTATCTCAACCAAAAGTTTTCAGTTCCCAAAGTAAGCGTCAAAACCAACCCTTATTTTGAGCGTGGTTTTGGCCTGGGTTGCCAGCAGGAGTAGGAAACTAAAAATACAAGTTCCGTATATAGGTAGGGGGTAAAAGTTTTCCCCCATTGTTTTTACCCCTCTCTTATATATGCCCGTAAAAGCAGAAACCCCCACACAACCACTTGTGGGGGGTTTCCGTTATCCGTAGTCGGGGGGACACACTTTCTTTCAGGGAAAGATACCCAACCACGAAACCTTTATGCGCTCATACGCTTTCCTGCCGTTGAGAGAGTTTTCTCGGCAGACTTGCCAATAGCCAACGCCGAACTTGTTGGGTCAGTTATGCCGACAACTATTTCTGCGTTAGAACCCTCGCATATATTTTTTGCGTGGTATCCATTGTCGCCAATAGGAAGCCATAGAACTGCGACACCATGCTTAGAGCAGGTCTTTATCCATGACTTCGCTCTTTCTGTTTCCTCATGTGTGTATTGTCCGTCCGAAACGATTACGAGTAATCGTGCGCCCTCACCATAAATCAAGTGAAGTGCGCCGTCCAAAGCACGAAACGCCTTATCAAACTTTTCAGTTCCGTCAGGGGCAGAATAGACATTTACATCTTTTAGTCGTTGCCCTCTTTTGAGAGTTGGGAACACATCACTTCCGTAATAAACCATAGCGACATTTCCCTGAACTCGGCGAACTGCCTCACTCATAATCCAAGCAGTAGAAGCCATTGGGTTCATGGCACTTCCCATTGACCCTGAAATATCTACCATTACTCCAACTGTTAGTGGTGGCTCGTCTGTGTGCTTACGAACTTTCTTTGTGAAAGCAGTTGGTTGAGTAAATACGCCTCTTTGTTCCAAAGCCTTAGCCTGAATAATCTTTCGTGTATTTAGTTTTCCGGGAGGAACGATACTTCCTACTTCTGTAATCCCACGCTCACGATACTTTGCTCTTTCCAAAGCCTTTGAGATTTTTACTGCGCTATTGCGCTCTTTTCCATTAGGGGGTCTTTTCTCTGTTAGGCGAGAACGAGTTGCGCTTTCTCCGGGACCTGTTGATTTAGAAAAGATTTCTTTAGCAATTTCCTCATTTTTCTTTTGCTCTTTAGAAGTCTGTTCTTTAGCAACTGCGCTCTCTTTCATATCCTCTGAACGCTTTTGGTCTTGTAAATCTCTTTCATTAGAAATGGGAACTTGCTTTTCCATTTCCCCTAACATCTCGCTCATCATTTCCATAAAGTCTGAAAAGTCGGCAGGACTTTCACCTGCTTCCTCTTTCTTATCACGAACTAACTTTGCCCACTCAATAGCGAGTGGATAGCAAGCAGAAATATCATTGTGAGTTGCGTGTGCCTGAAACTCTCTGATAATCGCAACGAGTTTATCTACTAACTCTTTTCCTAAAACTTTTTCTACTTCGTCCATAAGTTCTCTTGCTTCATCTATATCAAGCGAACCTGCGATAACTCTTGCGTGGCATAAACCAACTAACGAACTAGCACTAGAAACGCTAGAAGTTTCTTTTCCAAATACTTCTTTTGCTTCGTCAATAATCAAACCCATAGCACTTGCTCGTAGAAAAACTTTTGCGTCAGGGTGGGTCTTGATACCCCACGCTTCTATGCGACCTTCCTCTAGCAAAACCAAAGCCTCGTATTCATCTTGCTTTAGTGCCTTGTAAGCACTTGGCATATCCCAAGCAGAAAACTTTGCGTGGTAAGCCTCATGGCGAATAGCACCTGTGGCTTTAGCCCACTCGTATTGGTTGCTTCTCTTAGTCAAATCATTTACTTGATTAGGAGTTGTTATTTCCCCAAACGCTTCTTTTGTATTTACTTCTATTTCTGCGAACATTGGGATATAGCAAGCAGGTGCGCCTTGTCCTGCTTCTTGATTTATTAGCGCAACTAGGTCTGTTCTATCAGACCAACGATTTACTAACTGCGTGATTTCATAACCAACGCCTAACCACTCGCTAGGTGTTTTCACCTTTGAGTTGGCTACTTCCTTATGCTTTAGGTGTGCCATTTCTTTCCCTTTTCTTGTCGTGTGTCCTTACTCTCTAATCGTATCATTTCTATCCTAGAAAGGAAAGGTGGGGGAGAGAGAAGCCCCCACCTTTCACCATATATAGAAAGGGGGTAAAAACCCTTTCTAAATCTTGGCAGGTTTGTATTCTGCCCCATACGCCCTAGAGATAACATCAACTACAACATCTCTGTCTAGTTCAGGTGCGCTCGCTATCATGTTAGCGATAGCGAACTCTGTTCCGAAAATATCGGAAGTATCTCTAAAACCTATCAACTCACGCATTTGTGGCGACCATGAGATTTCAGCACTATCGCCTTGTGTGCGCTTGTAAAGATTTTGAGCAACGCTCACCATTGTCGCTGGAACACCTAACTTCTTTGCGAGCGCATAATCAGTTGTTAGTTCCACTTGTAGTTGGAAGCGAGAAAGCATGGCTTCGGAAAGTCTAACTCCGGGAGCATTTGGATTAGTCGCTGAAACTACATAAAAGTTTTCATGGACTTTGATAGTTCCTCTATCAGGGTTCATTGGAATAGTAATACTCTTTCGTCCGTCCATGACGGCATAAACTATTGCCAACGCTTTAGGGTCAATAAGACCTATCTCGTCAATAAAAAATACATAACCATTTTCTACTGCCTCAATAAATCCACCATCAACCCACTCAAACTTTCCACTTGGGGTCTGAATAAAAGAACCATAGAAATCATTGGTATCAGTATCACCATTACCAACCAAAGTAATAACTTTGTCGTCATGGAAACTTGCTTCTACCAAAGCAGTTTTTCCTGTTCCCGGAACTCCATAGAAGTAAGCGAACTGTGGCGAACCAACTCCACTAGAAAAGAAGTTATTAGTTGCTTCTCTTGCTTTGCGTAGAACTGCTGTATCTGTGTGGATACCCCATGAACGAGTGAAATACTTTTGTCCATTAGGGCGAACATAGAACTCATCTGCTTCCATGTTTGCCACTTCTACACCACTAGGAGTAGGCGCACTTGTTCGTGCTTTTCTTTCATCACCACTCGCTCTCTCAACGCAACGACCACTAGGTTTGACCTCTGAACCAAGTCTAAGTCTAACCTCATCATCAACACCCTGAATAAGACACTCATTTACTATTCTCCAAAAGTTTCCACTTATGGAAGTGAGTTTTGATTTAGTTTCCAAATCCATTTTGGATACCCCCTAGAAGTTTTCTGGAAAGCCAAGTGCTTTCCTGCTCTGATTTATACGATAAACGATTTTTACAGGTGTCTTGCTCTCTGCGATTTCAGACAAGTCGTTCTTGCTGGTTTCTATGAGAACAGGCTCTTTTGTAATCTGCCACTCATTAGCAACTAAACCTGCGAATACATTTTCTAAATGCTCTAGTCGCTTTGATACATAGTCCTCACGCTTACTAGGGTCTAGCAAGGTTTCACCAACCTTAGCCATGTCCTCTACTAACTGAACTGCGTATTGTTGCCAAACTTTCTTTGGCTTGTCTGCGCTGGTAATCCTGCTAAAGATTTTGGCAGGAACTACTTTGCCCTCGTTGGAAAATCCGTCAGGGGTAATAAAAATCTCTGTGCGATAGCCGGGCTTGGAAAACTCGGCATAAACAGAAACACCCTGAATAGGCTTGTCTTTGTCTAGCATTTTCTCTCTTTTCTCTCTGTGTCGTTCATGCGTTCCCTAACGCATAAGACAATTTTTCCACACTCTATTCTATAAATCAAGTTTTATTTATTTCGTGTCGTTCGTATAGAGAAAGGGGGTAAAAAAGAGTTCTGCCCCCAACGCTCAAATGACGAGTAAAAGCGTGGGGGCAGAAAGTTAGATAGTTAGTTCGTTCAGGTCAGCAAAGCACTGTGGCTGGGAACTAACATTATTAGTTGGCTACATCAACCTCTTTCAAGATTTCAGGGATTTCAGGAACTTCGGGAATTGTGTCGTGAGGCTTTAGTCCATACTTCTTGAACTCTTTTTTGTATTTCTTGTTATCTCGACCCTCTGTAATCCAGTCAGATACAAGACGAGCGACTAGATATCTATCCTCGTCCTTACACTCACGAAGTAATAGGAAATCCTCTCGTATCCATTGCTCTGTGCCTATCACTGTTATTTTGTCAGCGTTTCCATAGTTACCGTCAATATCAAAATAATGTATTCGACCCACTGGTGTTCCTTTCTCTATCCGTCAAGTCTAGCGTGCTGAGCTGTGCGTCATCTATCCGTTTTCAGTTCCGGGAGATCCGATCCAGCTTCCCGTCTTTCCCTCGCCGTTTGATTGGGGGCAGGTTTTACCCCACCCCCTCGCCGTTAGATTTTTACCCCCCTATGCGCTCGCCGTTTCTTTTTTCTTGCGCTTCTTTTTCTTGGCAAGCCGTTCTACTTTTGGTGGGCAGTCGTCATGGAGATACTCAAAGTATTCCTCGCTCTCGCCCTCTTCCTCATAGGACTGACATGCGTAGCATCCGTCATACTCCATTACCTCGTATGCCTTGTGGTTTATAGAACCACCCTCTTCGGATACCAACTCGCCGTTCTCATAAATCTCAACGCCCCAGAAGTCCATGCCCGTTTCCATATACTTGAACTCTATTCTTACTTCCGGGAAAATCTCGGCAAGCCGTTCTATCACTGGGGTTGGTGGGGACCAAGCCGACGAAAAACTATAACTAACACTTCCGTTGTTTCTTGATTTGCCGACGCCCTCGCCGAACACATCCCACTTCGTTCCCCAACTATTTACATTGTTGCTCCACCAATCGTCGTCGCCCTTTGAGGGGAACATTGCGTATTTAGGGTCTAGGTCAGGTGTGGAGGGTTTGATGTTGCCTAAAGCAAAAACAGGTTCATCTACTTTCTCACCATGAGAAACCACTGGTCTCCCTACGAACTCTTCTAATCTTTTGATTACTTCTTCTGTTCCAGTAATGGACACAGTGTTGTCGCACCAGTTTGGCATGGCTTTCCTTTCGTCATTTGATTTGCCATTACAGAGTTTATTATAGAAATGAGAAATGATTGTTGTCAAGAGTTTGACTGGACATGTCCTCTGCTTGTTGAGTTGTCAGTTCCCGGTGATGGTCTTCAGGACCCTGGTGCAATAAAACATTCTAAGTTCCGGGCTGATGACCTGGGGCCCTGGACATCTGCGAACATTATTATTTCCGGGACAGCGCTGCCAGAATTCTTCTCCTTCTTGAAGTTATTATTTCCTGGCCCTGGGATGCCATCCAGGCCCTGGACATCAAACATTGTTATTTCCGGGTTCTGCAGCTGCGGCTGCGTCATCAACGAAAGTTGTTCGACTCCTCGCAACTGAATACAACTCGTTGTACTTCACCATGTTGTAAATATCGTCGACATAGCACTCCGCTGCGTAGTCCAGCACATCCTCGTCACTTCTTACATCCGTTGAATCAGAACCCTCGTACAGCAGGTCCTCATCGAACTCAAACTCTATCCGTGTCACAATCTTGCGACCCATTTATATACCCTCACCTTTCCCTCGCCGTTGTTTCAAAAAAGTAACGACGCGCCTTGCTGACTCACAGGTCTCGCTTAAAGGCACGCCGTTGTTCTTATTTCCGGGCTATCTCAAGCCGCTTCTGTTTCGAATGGTGCGCTCGCCGTCAAACCAGTTGCGTTGCGGTAGAGCCGTGCACCGTCTTGCCACTCTGACCAATCTCCGTCCGAGCCGATACTGACCAAGTCTCCATAGATATCTTTGAGGTGGATAAGACATGCCGTCACCACAGCGTCGTATGGTTTCCTTGCCGTTTTTGTAAAACCAAATCCAGAGGAATCGATGGACCAGTTAAAGGTCTCGTGTGAATCTGGCCCGTAGCCGTTGAACCAAACAGTTTCATTTGTGCATTGCCACTGGCCAAGCTGTTCGCCCATGCCGTCGGCAATTTGAATTCCGTCGTATGTAGTTGCGTATTCGATGATGCGGCGAGCGCCGATTGAAAACATTTCGAATCTCAAGGCGTCGTCTCGTGATGAGTCGACCTTCGAGTAGTAATGTGTGTAACCCATTGCAATTCCTTTCGTCATTTAAACCCTAGGGTTCCCTAGTGGAATTTATATTATAGAACTCTAGAATGCATGTCAAGTATTCCCAGAAAGAATTTTTTAAATTCAGCTGCAGCTGTCGATGTCTTCAAACATTGTTAGTTCCAGGCTGGATCTTCGGGCCCTCCTCGTCAGACCCCGACCAAGTTATCCACAGGCCACACATATGGCAGGTCATCTTGAAGTTCTGGCCAATGGGACCTGTAGTACTCCGGGAACTTACGAAGCAGATTGCTGCGATGAGACTCATGAAAGTTTTCAGTTCCCAGCCAAGATGGCATCTGGAGCTCCTCTTCGCTGCACCCGGAAATGATTTCTTCAAATCGCGGCAGCATCGAGTCGTTGTACCCGCGGCGAATCCATTCCTCGCAAATAACTTTTCCGTAGACTGCGAGCGCTGGGACATGGTCCCTCCACATCACTGCTGCAGGATGATTCCTCCAGCCTCTGGTCTCACCGTTTATTGCTCTGATCAATTGCCATGTCTCTACCCGTTGTTTACCCAGTCTCCTGTAGTCGAGTACCTGTGCACTCCGTTCGAATTCTGCATATGGCAAGAATGTTTGCATGTCGTCACTTCCTCATCCGTTGGATATATACCCTCGCATTCCCTTGCCGCTATGTCAAGACCCCGCACCGTTATATTTTTTACCCCCCTATCCCTCGCCGCCTGGTTGAAAATTCAACAATCCGATCTTCCTCCTGGAAATAACAAGATGTCTTGCCGCTGAGCTCTGCAGCTGTACTGGCCAGTAACTTGCCGTTGTAATTTCCGGGGGACCCCCGTCGGATCCCAGGCCGCTGCCATTGTTTTGTTATTTCCGGGCTTAAGCTTGCACGCCGCCTCCGCCTCCACCGCCAGAACCACAACCGTGTAATTAATTCCCGGAACTCACAACTCCAAATGCATCGAAGGCAGCAGCTGCAGATCTGGCCGCTGATGACATTGTTTTTTCCGGGACCTGGATGGTCTTCTGGAGTACCGGGGATTTGTCCGCTTTGCGAAGAGGGCTCTTCCCGGAAATGAAAAATTAAAAAGCTTGACAGCTGCAGCTCTGCTACATTGACTTGTTAGTTCCAGGCGCAGCTGATCACAACCTGTGTTGTTTGTTTTTAAAGGGACGCCCAGTGGGAGCAGGTACGACTCGAGTGCGAATTGGGAAGAATCACAAACCGCGAACACCCATGTCATGATCGTCCTTCGCCCGGTTATGCATGGGTATGAATAAGTGACCCGTGATTCTTTCGAGCGTTGACTCCCACTGAGACAAGGTGTTGATTAAAACATACCCGTCATATAAGTGCAAGAGGCGTACAGGGTTAATTCTAAGTCTGTCCGTTTGTCCACAGGCAGTTGTGGATCTGCAGCTAGCTGTACCCGGAACTAACAACATCCGTTCCAGTATATGGATCTGAGCTCGAGGGCTGACCGTTATATATAAGCGCTCGCAATCCCTCGCCGCCCGGCAGCTTCGGATCTTTAAATTGTTTGTTCTGGAGTTTTCATTTCCTGGAGTATAGCTGCAGCTTCATTTGCCCGTGCCGTTAAACGAACATGTTCTTCACGGGACTTAGCTAATATTATATCTTCCTGAAGGCGGGCCGCTAGCTCCTCAAGCTGTTCGATATTGTTATTTCCGGGCATCTGGATCCGATCCGTCTTCTCTAGGTGTCACATCTGTAACTTCATAAATCTCTTGCGTTTCCACGCCGTTGTCTGTGGAAATAATAACTTGCTCAACTGCTGCGGCCTTCAGTCTTTCTAGCCGCTCTCTAAGAATCTCTCCCGCTGGCCGTTCATTAACATTTACCTCAACGCCAAGTTCGATACCGCCACGAACACCAGCACGGTCAAGAATCTCTGTGGCCGCTTTGAGTTTGACTGGTTCGGATTGGGCGGTGTCCATTAGTTCCTCAAGGACATCGACTGCGTAAATGGAAATCTGACTTACCTTTTCCCGGGCCCGTTCCACTGAACTTGTAGTTCTACGAGTGGAGCCGAGATGGAGATTGCACAGACCTGCGTCTTTGATTCTGCCGCTGTGCCACAACATACAACGAAGACCATCCGTTTTAATCATTGTGCATCTTCCGGGTAGACCTGCTGGTTGGCGGCGGGCGGAAACAGGTCCGCCAGTTTCCTGCTCTTTTTGCCAGACTCTCGTAGCACCAAGTACCCAACCCGGAACTATCTTTGAAGCATCGTCATCGAGGAGGAGATCAAGGCCCGTCAAGAAATCTGAGTTGATATTTCCGGGATCTAACAAGAGTTGTTTCTTCTGGTTGATGCTGATCATCGCTCTGTCCCGTTGTTGTTCGATGGACCTAGCGGCTATGTGACCAGTTGCGTTCCCAGTTGTGTCATACACATAATCCCATTTGAGCATTGCATGGCGAAGTGCTCGCCGATTTTCTACGGTGTCCTCACAGACACCTCTCTCTATCTCTATAATACCGAGTTCTTCAAGATTGGGCCGTTTGTCATATGGCGTATCGACAAGTGGAAATGTTTTTTCCGGGCTGTCTTCAGCTCCGTCGAAATCTGTTGGCACGATGTCCGTCATTGGAAAACTTTTTTACCCCTCATGGATGGAAAGACCCCTAGGAAGTTTTTACCCCCCTAGGGGTTCCTATTAAGTTATTATTTCTTCTTTGCTTTGTCAGCTGCGTCAGCCAGTTTTTTCCCGGCTTCTTTAGCTGCTGCCTCGGCGACACGGCCAAAGGCTGGGTCTTTCTTATTCAACCAACGAAGTGCTGTTGGGATGACAGATGCCCAAAGGGCGTTGGCAACCAACAACCATTCACCTGTACCGAACTCGAGTGGTGAGGCGATACCGCTGGTCTGCATGACGATCATTACTGCGCCAATAATTTGACCTGCGAGGTTACGCACATACGACTCTAGTGCTGCTTTGTTAATCACGAGTACTCGTTTCTACGGGGGTAAAAAACTTTGCCCCGTGATACATATAATGGCATGACTGTTAGGGGGTAAAAAATTTTTGGGAAAGTTGTTTGACAACATGACGGTTTAAGACTTTCATAAACAAAATTATGAAAATAAGCGTGAAATAAGGACTTTTTAATGATGTTTCATTATAGAGAAAGTTGTACGAACTAGGTCAAAAGTATGACCAAAAAAGTGCTTCTGAAATTAGTTTTTATTTGAGTCTTGTCGTAACCAATCAAGATCGACTGGAGTTCCTTCATTTTCCAAAGTTTCCATCACGCAATCTAGGACTCCATAGAAAGTCGGTCCAGTGCATTCGCAAATGATTTCATCAAGATACCAAAGCGTTGCTTCCCAAGTAGTGAACTCACCTTCATAGGTTCTTTCTACGATTTCTACTTTGACAGATTTACTGCTCATCGAGTTCCCTCTTTGGATGTTTAGATTTTCTTTTGTAATTCTTTTTTGAGTCGATAGGACGAGAAGCAGACGACCTTCGTAATTCCAAAAGTCGTCTTAGCTCCTCTGCAGTTTTCTTAAATCGAAAATCCATCCGTCTCTTCCTTTTGGTACTTCTCACCGTCATAACCATTGAGGTCAGTTGCAACTTCATTAGTTATTATATCTAAAGCATGACGAAGTCCTAGGGTGTAAAGACTGTTATCTGCTCCTCCATACATTGAGTCCCACTCTGAAATCTTTGCTCTAATCTGATCAGCTTTTGCTTCCTGCATATCTAAGGCAGCTTGTTTCATTGCCAAGTAGATATCTAGTTGCGTATCACTGTCGAATTTGTTTTGAGCAAGCAAGGTAGCCAAAGTGTTGAAAATGGTCTCTTGAAATGTTTTATCTAATTCGCTCATTGTGTCATCCTACACTTTTCACAAATGAAAGCGTCGTAGCCATCAGAACCTTGTGACTTTTTAAGTTCTCCACTGGCAGTGAAAGATGCTGGAACAATTCGTTCTGCTGCTCCAGTGCAACCACAAAGTCGGCATTGAGGATCTATTAGCCATTCCATTGTATGACCTTCGACCTTGGCTAGACCTCGAATACCTCTAGTCAAAGCATGAAGTTCCCCATGACCTTCTGTCTTTTTCAAGAAGTACTTTGGGTTAGAGACCAACAGAACTGGTATGACTTTTTTACAGTTACAAGTCATCGCATTGGGTTGGCAGATAAATGGATTATCTGGATTACCTGTTTTTAGAATTGGCGTATATGGCCAAGGAGTGTTTGGGTCTTTGTGTCTGTCGACTGAATGCCCACAGATACAGATTCTCCTGTCTACGCTTCTATTATTACTTTTGCTGTTATCTAAGATATCGATTTTTTGAACATCGACTCCCATAGCAGCTAAAGCATCTAAGGCTGGATTACTCACTACTCGCCTCCTTGATTCTTTCTAAAGCGTTCGACAATCTCTTCGAACTCTTGATGTGTTTTTGCTTGGTCATGCATTTGCTCAAGCATCTCTTCCATGACGATTCTTTTTCGTCTGGTGTCACGAACTTTCATGTAGATCATTGCGCTAAGAAATGAGAAGAAACTGGTTAACCCAGTTGTTGCTCCAATCAAAGCTAAATCAAATACTGTCAGTGTCATTTGTCTCTTCTGTCCTTTCGATCTTTAGTTGATACCCTGCTTCACTTAAAGCAGTCAAAGCAGCATGAGCATCCTCATAAGCAATCTCTGACCACTTCTCGATATCGGTTGGAACCGTTTTAGGAAACCACCGTTTCAATAATCCAAGTGCAGCAGTCTCAATCATGTTGAACTCAACTGCATCTTCGACTTCTTCGTTACTCATCTCAGTAACTAACTTGAGACTTGGTTTACTTTCCTGCACTATCTAACTCCTCTCGGAATTTTAGAATCGACAGAATCTCTTTGATGTCCTTGGCTTCTTTCTCAACCAACAACCTCAAAGCTTTGATCTCATCTCCCATTTTCTTAATGCGAAACTCAACCTTGTCTAAGTCCTGAGAAATCTCAGCTAACTTTTTATCACTCATGTCGCTCCTTCTTTGAGAATAATCTATACCCTCGATAATCAATAGTCAAGGGATAGTTTACGCTTATTTTCTCCTAGATTATAGACTATAGATTATAGCTCATATTAGTGACTATAGTTTTTGCCAGGTCCGTAGCGCACGCACACACGCGATACAAAAACATAGATACTAATACAATACATAGTATATAATTTTATAATTATGCGGTAAAGCTATATCCTTCAAAAATCTTATATTTTTTGACCGCATGTTTAAATATCCACTTTCCTGCACTTTTTTCTTGGACCCCATTTTTACCCCCCTAAAAGCCAAAAATCCAGAATAGGCACTAATATACCATAATCGATAATAAAATAATCAAAATAATCCCCAACATCCCCCGACATTACGAGACATTACAAGACATTCTGACATTCCTTAATTAAGTTATATAGAGTTTTTTATATCAAGGCGCAGGATCTACCTGGTAACAAAATCGTATCTCGTAATGTTGGAATGTCTCGGAATGTCTTGTAATGTTTTTAAGGCAGGTAAACAGTCTCTTTATGGTGCTTGACCCTGACTAGGGGGTCAACCATGATTTTGAACCCAGCTTTTCTAGCATGGTTGCAGAAGGAGTAATCCTCACCCACATTGCACTCAAAGTCCACTTCGTCCCATTTGACCCTATCAATCAAAAACCAAGGTCTAGGCACTTTCTCAAAGACTTCAGGCTTCATAGCCACAAACCCAAATCCTACCCCTCCGACCTCTACAGGCTCGTCATCCAGCATGAACTCAGCCCTATTGACCTTCATAGGACGACCCTTCTCATCAAGGCGATTCACAGCAACGGTTCCATCAGGCGAGGTCTGGTACAACCCGGAAATAATACTTTCAGATGAGGTCAGCAGCTTTAGGAAATCCTCAACTTCCCATTCGATGTCAGAATCGATCCAGAAGATTTTTCCACAGCTGAAGGTCCCGGAACCAATAACATTAGTTGCCCAGTTATGGCTGTAGGTGTCAGTTGCAGTAAGTTCTCGAGCACTAGGTACAAAGCTTGAGTATTTGTTTAGCCATGTATAACTCAGACCCCACTCATCCAATTTGGCACATGTCTTAACAAGACTCCTGACATATTCAGCTTTTACAGAGTGTCCAGGCGTTGCTATTGCTACATCGTAATGAGGTGTCGTCACCACTCAAGCATACACAATAAGCATAAGATAAGAACATGTCGACATTCTCTTCTGTACCTGTTGAAGTCAAATGTTCTTGGGATGAGTGCCCAAGTCATATGACCTTAACTCCAGCAAGAGCCCTGACCCTCCATTGGCCTAGAGCAATCGACAAGGTACGATATTTTCATTCAACAGAGTGTCTAGCAGGTTGGGCCTTGTCTTTTCCAAAAGGAATGCTCATAACTGGCGAGGAATCGGTAGGTACTTGGGATGATTGAAGAAGAGAACAAAGACCGTTTACTAGAAACAGTTAAAGACTTAGTTCTTCAAGGATATATGCTTCAAAAAATTTCTTGTGGCGAATGTGATCAAGATGATATTTTAATAATTATTCACACTTGCAACCCACATAGATTTACTCACACTTGTAAATCTAAAAGAGAAGAACAAGAACTAGCAGAGGTAAAGAAGAAAGTCAAGAAGAAACTTTTTTCAAATAAAGACGAACTTCACCCAACATCTGATTTAATTTAGGAGAGCTATATGTGCGACGATACAGCAGTCCGTTGGAGTAATTACGACACTATTCGTTCACAAATAGAGTACGAAGTACGACATAAGATTTATGATGAACTTAAAGTTGTAGTTGAGGCTTCTAAGCTTCAGGGGATTTCAAATCACTTTATAGCAGGACTTGAATGTGCCCAGGCGAAGGTACTAAGGTTAGAGCCACAGGAAAACGGACCAGACGCAGAAAGCGTGTTGTTCTAACTCTAGTAGAATTGTCTCCTAGGGTATTCCTAGTACATTAATCGCATTTTATTCACGAGGAGTATTACTATGTCTGTTGCATTTTCATTCAAGCTTTCTGAGGATTTTGTTTCTTCCTTTCGCACTAAACAAGCTCCTTTCGGCTATAGAGATGCAGCAGGTAACTCAGTAGGAGAGATAACCTTCCTTCGCACTTACTCTCGTAAGAAAGAAGATGGAACTAAAGAGACTTGGGTTGATGTTTGCGAGCGCGTCATCAATGGCATGTACTCAATTCAAAAAGATCACTGCAAAACTAACCGTTTACCTTGGAATGATGCTCGCGGTCAAGCATCTGCAAAAGAAGCATTTCAGCGTCTTTTTGAGTTGAAGTGGACTCCACCAGGTCGCGGACTTTGGGTTATGGGAACTCCACTAGTTAACGAGCAGAAGAACTCTGCAGCACTACAAAACTGTGCATTTGTTTCCACAAAAGAAATGACAAAGATGGATCCTTCTCGTCCATTTGCATTTCTTATGGAAGCATCAATGCTTGGTGTTGGTGTTGGTTTTGATGATCAAGGTGCAGATAAAGATTTTACAATTTATAAGCCAGTATCGAATAATCCAAAAACAATTGTTATTGAAGATTCTCGTGAAGGTTGGGTTGATTCAACTTCAGCACTTATTGATTCATATTTAAAACCAGAACAAGCAGAACTAGATTTTGATTACTCACTAATTCGTCCAGCAGGTGCACCTATTAAAATTTTTGGTGGAACAGCTGCAGGACCAGATCCGTTAATAAAATTGCACGACTACATTAGAAAAATATTTGATGGAAGAGAAAATGAAAAACTTACTCGTGTTGATATCGCTGATATCGGGAACCTTATTGGCGTTTGCGTTGTTTCTGGCAATGTTCGTCGTAGTGCTGAACTTCTTATTGGTCGAGTAGACGATGAGAACTTTTTAAATCTGAAGAATGCAGAAAAATTTCCTGAAAGAAATTCCTACGATGCATCTGCACCCGGCTGGGGTTGGATGTCAAACAATTCAGTTGCAGTAGAAGTTGGTCAGGATCTTTCCCCAATCGTCGAAGGTATTGCTCGTAATGGAGAGCCCGGCGTAATTTGGCTAGACCTATCACGCAAGTATGGTCGCTTAATCGATCCTCCAAATAACAAAGATCATCGCGTAGCTGGCTATAACCCATGCGCTGAACAGTCCCTCGAGTCTTATGAGATGTGCACACTTGTTGAGACTTATCTCAATCGTCACGAGTCGCTAGAAGATTTCAAGCGCACTCTTAAGTTCGCATATCTTTATGCAAAGACTGTAACACTTCTTCCAACCCACTGGGAGGAAACAAACGCGATTATGCAAAGAAATCGTCGTATTGGAACTTCTATCTCAGGCGTTGCAAACTTTGCAGATATTGTAGGTTTACCAGTTCTCAGAGACTGGATGGATGAAGGTTATGCAGTAGTTAAGAACTACGACACAGTTTATTCAGAGTGGCTAGGTATTCGTGAGTCAATCAAGACCACAACCGTTAAGCCATCTGGAACCGTTTCTATTCTTGCAGGTGAATCACCAGGAGTTCACTGGACACCAGGCGGAGAGTACTTCCTTCGTGCTATTCGTTTTGCTAACACAGATCCAATGCTTCAGCTTTTCAAGATGGCTAATTATCGTGTAGAGCAAGCATCAGAATCTCCAGACACAACTTCAGTTGTCTTTTTCCCAATCAAGTCAAAGGCAAAGCGTTCAGAGAAAGATGTAACCATCTTTGAAAAGATGAGCATTGCTGCAACTGCACAGCGTTATTGGTCTGACAACTCAGTTTCAGTAACAATCTCTTTTGACTCAGAGAAGGAAGCAGATTCAGTAGGAACTGTTCTACATATGTATGACGGCCAGCTAAAGACTGTTTCATTCCTACCTATGGGCAACTTTACTTATCCACAAATGCCATATACCCAAATGACTAAAGAAGAATATGAGGATGCAACTATGAAGTTGTTCCCAATTGACTTCTCTGGTATTTATGATGGCTTAGCAGCAGATGCTATCGGCGAGGCTTATTGCACAACAGATGCTTGCGAGATAAAGCTAATTGCCAATAATGTCTAACTATCAAAATCCAAGATTCGATGTAAATCGAAGACTAGACCCTGTCTACGACCTTTGGGAGTGGCAGTTTGATGGAGCATGTAGAAGTGTGGACCCAGAGTCTTTCTTTCTAGAATACAATGAGCGCGGTGTTTCAAAAAAGAAAAAAGAATTGAAAGCCGTTGCTCTTTGTAATACTTGTCCAGTAAAGGCTCAGTGTTTAGAACACGCTCTCAAGGTTCCAGAGATGTACGGCGTATGGGGAGGAATGACTGAAGAGCAGCGTCGTATAATTCTCCGAAAGAGAGGAGTCCGATTTGATCACCTATGAGTATAAATGTGACTCATGCAGCCTAGTAGAGGATAAGCGTTTTGAGTTTGGAAAGGCTCCTCAGAAGGCACCCTGCGAGTGTGGATCAGAAATGCGTAAAGTTTTTGGGTCGACACCTATCGTATTTAAGGGTAGCGGCTGGGCTGGTAAGGGTAGGATTACCTAGTTCATATCTCGAGATAGGAAAATAAATGGACGCATACCTAGTGATTCTAGTTGTCGGAGTGATTGCAGTTGCGATTGCTTACTACGCAATTAAAGAAGATCAACAAAACAAAGAAATCGAAAAGCTTGTCAAAAGAGCGATTGATCGTGATGGAGACGGCGTAATTCTTGAAGGAACTCCCTTCGAAAGAAAAGTTGCTAAGCCAGTAAAAAAGGCAGCAGCAAAAAAGAAAACAACTTCAGCCAAAGCTAAACCAAAGGCTGCTAAAGCTAAACCAAAAGCTAAGGTTAAACCAAAGGCGAAAAAGGCTCCAGCAAAAAAGAAAGCAGTAGCCAAGAAGAAAAGCAAGTAAAATATAAACACCTAGGCTCGCTACCTTTGGTGGAAGCAGGGGCATGAAATATTGTCCCTGCTTCTTTAGTTTAAAATATTATTGTTACATTCGGGCTTGGTGTAGTGGTAGCACAAGAGCTTCCAAACCTCTTGGTGTGGGTTCGATTCCTACAGCCCGTGCGGGATGGACTAGCCTCTACACCTGTCCTTAGTTGGCAGAAGTACGCTATGCAGATCGGCCCTAGCTAGACGACTGCAAGATGTTGGAGCGCATCTGTATCAAGACCTTACGGTGTGGTGAAAAGATAAACCGAGCTCCTTTTAAGATAGGGTATCTTCATGTCAGAAAAAGATACAACGGAACTCCACCCGGAGATGATCGGTCTTGTGGAGCAACAGGTAAGTGTCCTCGTGCATTAGACCCAAACTCAGAACATTCTAAAGGTGACTACGACCTTTGCTGGGCAACTCATTCAGAGGCTAATGCAATAATAAGAGCTTCTTGGGAAGAGCTTAAAGGCTCAACAATTTACATTACTGGAGATCCTTGTCCCGGCTGTGCAAAGCTGATAGCCTCGGCAGGAATTGAAAGGATGGTTACATATGAAAAAGAAGCGTGAAGATGTATTTAAAAGTGCTCGTGTAGATGACTCAAATGTTTTATGGATTGAAAGAGATGGATCTTCAAATCGTTTTTTAGTTTTCTATGGAAACTTTCTTACATGGCTTGGTAGCAAATTGATAGGGTTGGGAGAGCCTTACGCAACTTACTATGAAATGATTATTGACGACGAGGAAGAAAACAAGTGAGCCCCGTTGGTCTAGCGGTTATGACGCTTCCCTCTCACGGAAGAGATCGTCGGTTCGAATCCGATACGGGGTACATACATGATTAAAGAACCTTACAAAGATATTCCAGAAAAATACGCTTCTGTAGTTAAATCTTTATTATCTGCTTCAGACGAGTATCACAGAGTTCATGCTAGAAGAATGGCTAGAACATTGCAGACTTTTGCAGAAAGTAATCCAACTGGAAAGCTTTTAGAAGTTGGCACATCCCATTTAATTCCATTAGCTATAAAAGAGCTTGAACTAGATGTAGAAGTCTCTGTTACTGACTTCGATCTTTCTAAACCATACTCAGGAAAAATGGAATGCTCTCTCAACAATAAAACAGTTGAAGTCGATGTTTATAGGGTAAATATAGAAGAGAGCACAATTCCAGTTCCAGATGAAACTTTTGATGTAGTTCTCCTTTGCGAAGTATTAGAGCATATGGAAGTCGATCCAATGTTTATGTTATCGGAGATTAATAGAATAACTAAACAGGGTGGAAAACTAATTCTTACAACTCCAAATTCAACCAGCTCAAGAAATATTCATAAAATATTAAACGGCTATGAGCCATATTTTTATATGCAGTATCGACACGACAGGTCTCTATATAGACACAACTATGAATATAGTCTTCCAACTTTAAAATCTGTAATGCGCTCAGCTGGATTTGAAGGAAAGTTTTGGACTGAAGATTCTTTTGAAGATGGAATTATCTCCATTCCTCTTCAAATGCAAATGCTTGGATATAAGATGGAACATGTTGGAGACAATATATTTGGTGTTCTACAAAAAACAAGAGGCGTCATAGATAGATATCCAAAGGAAATTTATGTCGACTAAACTTGAAAGAACTTATCCGTCAGTAATACAGTTAGGTGGGGAAATCCACAATGTTAGAAGATTAGCTGACCCAGATATAAGAGAGTGGTCTGCAACAAATCTTTCTATTGGATATCACTCATCTACTGGATATGTAGGAATGTTTCGTTCTGGAAACTACATTATCACTGATCAAGGAGAATATAAAGTAGTTGTTGAAGGAACTATTAGAAGTAAGATTTACATTTCTGAGCTTGACCCTAAAACTTATAAATTAACTAACGCTCGTTTATTAGATGTTAAAAAGATATCTACAAAGGGTCATACAGAAAAAGCTCGTGTATCTATCTGTCGTCTTAATAAGGACTTGACTGCTATCGAATCCTTTGAAAAATTTTCTGGAATAGATGGAGTTAGACCAGAGAAAAACTGGATGCTTCCATATGAAAAGAATCCAAACTTTGACTTTATCTATGGAACCAACTCTGTTATAAAAGATAATGTTCTTACAACTTACATGAGCGACAGTGACGATATTGCTGGACTTCGGGGCAGTTCTAATCTTCACCTTTTAAAAGATGGAACATATTTAGCAGTTGTACATCGCATGTGGAATAGGACAATTATGAATCATAACTTGCGTTTTTATGTTCACTATTTTGCACAGTATGACCAAAAAGGAATGATACAAAAAATATCTAAAGGCTTTATTTTCGAGAAAATGGGTGTCGAGTTTGCTGCTGGATTATGTGAACAAGGTAAAAACTTTTTAATTAGCTATGGTTCTAAAGATGTCTCTTGTCACATAGCTTCTCTTCCAAAAGAAATAGTTCTTAAATCACTACACCCAGTAAAGGTTTAAAATCTATACATGAGCGAAACAGCCTACGATCTGGACCTCGACACCAGACTTAGTACAGGAGACGGAGATCATGACCGTTTTGCTCACTATGTTTCTAAAGACGCTGCAACAAAATCCTACATAGAAGGAACTCCGACAAAAGCTTTATGCGGAAAGGTATGGGTTCCATCTAGGGATCCTAAAAAGTTCCCTATATGTCCAACATGTAAGGAGATACACGATGGAATCTTCGGTTCCAATGACTCCAACCCTTGAACCATTAAAAGCTATAGGTCCACAAGACCGTTGCGATTCTTGCAGCGCAAAAGCTTATTACTTAGTTAAGTTTCCTTTTGGAGAGCTTTTCTTCTGTCGTCATCATTTTGTCAAGCACGAAGAAGCCCTCTTAGAGAAGGCTTACGATATTTTTGACGATTCAGATTTTGTAGACGAGTAATTACTCTTCTACAGGTGCTTCAACTACTTCAGCTACTGGAGTAGTCTCAACAAAACCTAAGCTATCAATAGGCTGTCTTACATCTATAGCATCTACTATTGGAGCAGGTTCAAATTTTCTAAAAGTTAAATCCATAACCGTGTCATCTTCTGCAGGTTCTTCAACAATAAAAAATTCACTGTCTTTCCAAATGACTTTTACATCTTTAGGGATACAAACAGAGCAAGCTTCGACATGGTTTACAAGAAGATTTAAGCTTTCAGGCTTATGCTTCCATCCACAATCTGATAAACATTCCATTAAATTTCCTCCTCGACTACTATTTTAAACCCTTCACTACGCTCTAATACCTTGTATCTATAAGAAACAAGCCCAAAAGTGTCAACTAAATTGTCTATAACTTTCTTAATTGGTAGCGTTGAACAGGTATAAAGATCAAATTGGATAAATCCTGGATCTGTCTCATCCCACACATGCATAGCAATATGAGAGGTTTCTATCATTACTACTGCAGTTAAACCTCGATTACCCTCTTTTGTCACATATGACGCATAAGGACCTTGGATTATCTTCATGTCGATATCTTCGACAAGCTTACGCATCCATTCAATAGTCTCTGCTTCATCTCTTGGAGGCTTTGTGGCAGCCCCATTGAGGAGCAGATGGTTATGTAGTGCCATGGCTCTCCTTCTTTCACACAAGTGTATAGGACGGGAGCAGCAATAATACAGGCGAAACGCCCAAGCGATAATAGCCTGGACTTTTTCTCTTTTTTAGCATAAGCTTTGGCTTATGTTAAATTGGCAGCCTCTCGAGAGGGCAAGGAAACCTCTTGAGTCTGTAGTTCAAATGGACGAGATGCTTGGGGAAGTGATCCGTCCATTTGACTACAAAACTGATGGAACCTCTCAGTTCTACCCTTATGAGCTTCCAATCGAGCTTCCAACTAATTACAACATTGGAGTTATTGTTGGAGCATCAGGAACTGGTAAATCAACTTTACTAAAATCATTTGGTGAAGCAAAAACAGTTGGATGGCACCCAAGAAAAGCAATCGTTTCTCACTTTTCTACTCCTGACGAAGCTGTGGAGCTGCTTTCAGCTGCAGGGTTAATGTCTGTCCCCGACTGGGTCAAACCTTTTGACTGCCTTTCAAATGGCCAAAAGTTTAGAGCAAACCTTGCTCGTAGTATTGAAAACAATGCAGTTATAGATGAATTTACTTCTGTAGTTGATAGAAATGTTGCTAAGGCAGCATCGAATGCTATGGCTCGATATATTCGCAAGAACGATATAAAGAACATCACTATTGCAACTTGTCATAGAGATGTACTAGAGTTTCTCGAACCTGATTGGGTAATTGATACTGATCGTGGTGAGTGGAACTCGGGAAGGTATCTTCAACGACCAGAACTACATCTCACAGTTCTCCCAGCCAAGTCTTCCATATGGAGGATCTTCGCTAACCATCACTATCTCTCCGAATCACTCAACAAAGCCTCACACTGCTACATGGCTCTCTGGGAAGGAGAATTAGTTGGTTTCGAATCAATCATGGCGTACCCATCAGGTACAGTCAAAAATGCTTTTAGAGAACACAGGTTGGTCATACACCCTGACTACCAAGGACTTGGTTTTGGTCCAAAACTTTCAGAAGCTGTCGCTCAACATTACATCGACAACGGAAAGCGTTTCTTCTCAAAGACAGCGCACCCTCGTCTCGGAGAGTACAGAGATAACTCTCAACTTTGGAAACCAACATCCAAAAACCATATGCGAAGAACAGATGGTGCCAACACTGCAACCCGTTGGGAATTAAATAGAGAAAGGTGGAGTTACTCGCATGAGTACATCGGGAAAACAAAAACAGAAAGTTAACCCTAAAAAGGCTAGCGGAGGACTTTTACCAAAGAAGGTCTCAGGAATTACTGCTCATGGTATTGGCGAGCTTAATCTCATAGGAGAAGATCCAAAGATCATTATTTGGTATATCTCCGTGCTAGAGGCTTTTTCTGCAATGAACCATACTCCAGAGAGCGCAGCTCATACGGCTGAAGTTCTCTCTCGTCTTTTTAAATATGAAAACCTTTATCCTCTTACTAACAACCCTAAAGAGTGGCAAGAAGTTAAACCGGGAGTTTGGCAGAGTCTTCGCAGCTTTGATGCTTACTCAACTAATGGCGGGAAAACATATAAACTATTTTCAGAGGATAATGATGTCGAACATCAAACACTAGATTTGGAGAATCCAGATGTTAAGTCCTAGACTTGCTAAAGTTATGTTGAATCAATACAGAAAGGAAAATCCAGTGGGAATAGCAGACAGCACTAGGTTTGCAAAGTATTTAGAGCCTAAATATGGCTGGGGACATGAAGCATGGGTAAGAGATTTAGCTGACACTGTTAAAAAAATGGAGTTTGCTCCAGAGTGGACACCTGATCAAGTAACTAAGTACATTGCTAAATTTATTCTTTTATGCGAGCACTCGAGCGCATCGTCTGTTTCACATGAACGCGGCGGACCTGATCAGGGTTAAAAGATCTAAATACTTCATACCCTTTTTGTCCTCCAATACAGTCAATCCATTCAGTTTTATCTGTCACAACATGAGCAATAAATCTAAACCTTCCTCTTTGACCTTTAACTGAAAACTCAGAACCTTTCTCAAGAATTCTGCCATTTATCTTCATAGTTTTATGTTTAGTCCAGCTCGTAGGAAACTCACGAATCGAAGCTGTCTTCCTTTTCTTACCCAATACCCACTTCCTTACAAGGTAGAATTAATGCATTATGGCAAATACTAACGCTCAAGGCAAGATCCCTAATGTAGCCCAGCACGGCT